TGTGTTTGGTCAGTGGAATTACTTTGCAGATACTAAATCACTCACCAAGGCGACATTCTCGATGGACATACCGACGAAAGCAATCAAAATATTGTCCTACAAAAACGATATAATTTTGGACCCATTTGCTGGTTCAGGAACAACATTGGTTGCAGCACAGATATTGGAACGTAGATGGTTAGGGATTGAGTTAAGTGAAAATTATAAACAAATCGCCGAGACAAGAATTAATTACTTCAAGGCATTAGAACAAATAAAAGAACTCCCACTATAATCAGTGGGAGTTTTCCTTTTTTCTTAGTATTTATTACGATGGAAGACGAATACGACAATATGTTTGGTGATCACAACATCTGTGAGTTTTAGTTAATTGTAGCCCACTTATTTTTAAAGTTATAATTACTCGCACAATATCTTGCGTAATCATTAACCAATGGTCTTCCTGTGTTGTAACATCCACAAACAACTGCCCAATCTTTATACCTTGAATATAATCTATTAAGTAATTTCATACTTGTTTCGACATTCAATCTAATATCATTAGTTAATCTTTTTTTCCCGTAATTAACTTTATTAATATAATCAGATGTTGAGGGCATAATTTGCATTGGACCAACCGCACCTGCAAAAGATTCTTGATAAGGGTTATAGTCCCAATGGAAAGGTCCTAAATATCTTGTTTCCATGTATGCCACGTTATAGGCAACGTATCTCGGTATTTTATACTTGGTACTATATTTTTCAATCAGTTCGTACATTCTCATTGATGTGGGAGATTGAATAGTTGAGTGATCATTTAAGTCTGTAAAAATAGAATCATCTGAAGTTTTAACATGGGACAAGGATCCAAAAAAAATGAATACCCCAACACATAAACCAAGATAAGTTATTTTTGTTAATTTAAGGATATTCATAGTTTCTTATTTTGTTTGGTCAATATAAATGTTCTTAGCGTAAAGTTTAAAGATTGACATACCAATAGAATCTTGGTAAACAGTGTAGTCACCTGTTGTTTTGTCAATTACGATTAGATGGTTATGTTCATCTATTGCTAAATTAACTTGGGACCTATTAACTCTAACCATTTCAATTGTTGGTTTCTTTGGACCATATTGTTGATTATATAGATAACCCATCGAGAACCCTCCCAATAACGATGCCACTACAAAAATTACAACACCCATAGACTTAAATGTTGATTTTCTTTTTTCTAAAAAATTTGTGATTTTTTCCCTCATAATATAAATTTTAATTGATTTAAGTAAATTTACATAAAAACATCGTAATCTCAAACTTTTTTTTGTTGAAAACTATTTATAACTATGAAGAAAAAGTTAATAACGGAATCGGGAATAAGAAACATCAGGGAATTATCTAGAAGATACCCTGAGGCTAAAATATATTTTCACAAAGATTTAGATGGTGTAACCACTGCGTTAGGTATGAAAAATTACTTAGAACAACACGGTATTAAAGTAGTCGATTCTGAAATTATTCAATACGGAGATAAAGAATGGGCTATACAAAAAGCAATTACTGAAGAATTAAGTGAAAAGATAGATTTTGTTTTAAATAAAATTAGAAAAATTCTTTTAGATGCTGGTTATAATATTAATGGTACGGATGAGTTTGATTTATCAGAATTATTAAAAAATCATATAAATCAAACCCAAATTGGGGATTCTATTGGTGAGGTTATTAGAAAAAGTGAATCATTACTTAATGAATTAAAGTTTTTATTAGATGATAGGGTTATGCCGGTGTTAGTTGACTTTGCTCATGGTAAACCAATGTTTATCATACATACGGATCACCACGACACACAAGCTGGTGTTGAACAAGGTACCTCAACTAATTTTAAATCATCAAGATCTAACGTTGAAACAATATCTCAAACTGTATCTCCAAGAGACATTTTCCCTTCTGATGATATTACTTTGATATCTACGGTTGACTCGGCAAATTATGCACAATACGATATTAGTCCTGAACAAGTAATGAACTATTTGTTTAAGGTAGATAAAGATCAGTCATTACAAAGAAACAAAATGGCAATGGGTATGGTTGCAAATAAATTGTTATTGGCATTTAAAAACAAACCAGGGTTCTTAGAAAATATTGTGATGAATGCAAATCCATCTTTATTAAGTATATTATTAAACATCAGATCTCAGATCAAAGAAAAAAATTATACCGATGTAGAATCTTTGGAAAAAAACAAAGAGAATTATGTCCAAACAATGAAAACTCACAAAAATGTTAAAGTTGATAATAAAATTATAGTTCAGTATGGTGGTGGTAGTATGATGAAACCAGGATCATATGATAGATACACACCATTCAGAAATAATCCTGATGCTGACTTTATAGTAATTGCTTGGCCATTAGGGTTAGTACAAGCGTCTTGTAATCCATTTAAGAAAGAAAGAGCACTTAAAGGTGTAAACTTGGGTGACATCAAAGATGAGGTCTTAAACAAGTGGAAAGGACAACTACAAGATAAGGATATTCCTTTATCCACAATAAAATGGATATCTGAATCAGGAAAAGGTTTTGGTGAACAATCTGTTGGTTTTACATTCAGAGATTTTAACGCACTATATGGTAAAGAATTTAAACAAATGGCTGATGGGGAAGATATTCTTAAGGATGTTGATACTGCAATGAGAAAACCTTTCAGTAGTTTAACGGATAAAAAAATGAGAATGTTAGATTCAATTAGTGTAAATGCTTGGGATTTAATTCAAGCCAATAGTGGAGGACATAAATGTATTACTAATATTTCTGGTTTAAGTTATTTAGGTAGATCTAAGAGACCACCTGAAGGTAAGTACAAATATAATGAAGAGTCAGATGATTCACCTTATGTTAAATTTACTAAGATGGTACAGAATGAATTTGTTAGAGTTTTAAAAGCAAAAATTGATGAAGATGGTGGTGATAGATATGAACCAAATTTTGAGGTTGAAATGACGGAACACGCAAGATCATTAGGAAATGCTAGAAAACAAGGACAAGGATTAAGATTCTCAAAATCGGCAGTAAAATCAAATCAAATGAGATTTAGACCAAATAATAGATAGTATTAATCTTGTAACATTATACTATCACCTTCGGCAATATCGTATTTTATACAAGTACCACCTTTGAGTTCTAATATCATATCACCATTGCCGACATAACGATCACACTCAGAAGTCTTACATGGTTTACAATTATTATGTATTTTGGTGATTTTATTATTTTTAATAAAAATTATATCTAAAGAGATGATACAGTTTTTCATCCAAAATGAATGATGTTCACCTTTCATTATGAATAACATACCGTCAAAACTTTTGTCAAATTTTTTACCCATCATACCTTTTTGTATGTCTTTACTGGTCATTACACATTTGACATTGAATAAATTGTTGTTTACTATTAACTCCATATACTAATAAATATATTCTTATAATGAAATCAGATAGAAGTTCGGGTATAATATTAAAATGTGGGGATAAAGTTCTGTTATGTAAACGAGCTGATCACGAAACATATTCGGGTAAGTGGTTTATCCCAACAGGTCATTTAGAGGCAAATGAAACACCTAAAGATTGTGCTTATCGTGAGTTTTATGAAGAGACAAATATTAAGATAGATGAGGAAATAAGTTTAATTGGATTCATCACTAAGAAAGATGACAAAGGAGAACCAAAAGGTCTAATTTATGTTTATTTATATGAATCCGATAAAGAAATGATACCAAATTTAGATAAAGCAGAAGATGGTCACGAACATTCAGATTGTGGGTTTTTTACAATAAATGAACTACCTGTTGATAAAAATGACGAATTATTTAAAATTTTAACAAAAATATTATCTTAAATACAAAAATTTTTTGACTTTTCGTTAATTAAAATGTATTTATAATACACAAAAACAACCAATACCCTTCCTTTCTACGAATTAATTGGTTTATTAATACTAATCCCATAGTTTTTGAGAAAAAAGTATGGGATTTTTTATGCCGTGTCATTTTTATTTGTATATTTGTAGAAATAAGAAATATATGAGATCAATTCCTTTATACATTGTAGTAAATAGCCACCTAAGTGATTCACTTATTGAAATTGGTTTTAACCCTGAATTAGCGAGACAAAGAATTCGTTTTGTGAAGGTGTTAACAAATATGTTTTCTGATCTTAGTCAGAGAATTGAGGAAGATGAATTAAATCGTATTTGGAAAGAAAAAATTATTTAACTATGGGAACTTATATATACACATTCAAGAAATCTTTAAACAAGAAAGCAACAATTGATGGTAATCCTGTTATTGTTGGTCGGGCAACATTTTTATGTCGTCAAGATTGGTCAGGTAATTATTCACCATCTGAGAGGAGAGAAATGACAAGAGCGTATGCTTTGACCGAAAATGATCAACCTGAATATATCACATTTGATGGTGAGATGGTTTATAAAAATAATAAACGTGGTGTTTGGACTGATGGAAGTGGTTATTGGTCTGGTATTGAATACGAAAAAAATTTTGTTGGTACACTAAAAAAAGTGGGTGGAAAATTTGTTATTGTTAAATAATTTAGTATCTTTGTTATATGAATAAGATGGGTTTCAACATAAAAGTAGTTAGTGATAAGTTCGGGGATTTAATCAACGAGACATTCATGGATCAGACACAATTCAAAATATTTTTGAAGATGGTACACGGAGCATTGGTATTAGATGAAGACTTAAGTTTCTTCAACGGAGATACATTCTTGGTACATATTCCAAGTAAGATTTTGAAAGACTCTGTTATCTTTACAAACGTTAAAGAAGTTTCGTTAACTGAACAAGTTAAAAGTAAGATCGAAGCGTTGGTAACAAAATAATTGTTTCCTTGTTTAAAAAAACAAGGTGGTGGAGTCAGATATATTCAATGTCGGACCTAAAATGGGAACTTCGGTTCCCTTTTTTTATTTATTTTTTATTATATGGTTATATTTATATAATAAAATAAATTTAATAAACAATATTTATGTTACCTAAATTAAAATTAACGGAAAGTGAGATCAGAGATATTTTGAGTCAACATGGCGTAAAGACCAATATGATAGTTGAAGAAACTCAAAATTACTCAGTTGTGGATATTCAGAATTGGTTAAATGACAATAAAAGTGCTGGTTTGGAACCTGATAATAAAATGGGAATTTTAACGGTTAAAGCCATAAAAAATGCGTTAATGGGTAAGATATGAAAAGAATTACAAATAGTTTTATAAAAAATATTGTTAGACAAAGTCTAAATGAAAGTTATGGTTTGTTAAATGAGGACTTACAAGAAGTTGAACCATATAGTATAAAAACTAGTGTTAAACACGGTACTGTTCCCAAAGGAACTTCCGTGTATAATATGACATACGAAAAATGTCCCGAAGGTGGAATTTGTTTTGAATTTTTATCTCAGGCAAAAGAGGATGCAAAGAATTTATCAGGAAAAGACCTGATTAATAGGTGGTGCTCACAAACTTATATGGCAAACGCTATGGGTAAACCAACGAAAAGTGGAACTGTTCTAACTAATGTCACTACACCACTTTTTGCACAATTAACAGAATTTGGGATGAACTATGGAACTATTACCACAAAACTTAAAGATTTAGGTGATTTTCCTACTTTTTGTGTGGCAAATAAAAAATTTAAAACATATGGTGGTGGAGATTATAGTTTGGGTATAGCTGGGACTAGTGAGACTACGGGTTCTGATTATGGTATTGAAAATGATCATGAAGGAGAAAGAGCTGAATATTATGCAATAACTGATGGTTTATTTGAAAATTCAATTGCGGTGAGTGATGAGTTTTATGAGACATGGAAAAAACAACTTGAGGAAAAATATAAAGCAACTTTGGATGCTGCGGATAAAATAAAAAAAGACGAAGAAAATAAAAAAAATATACAGGCAAAAATTATAGGTGGTGGAGGTGAATATATAAAATGGGTGCAAGAACACCCAGCATTAATTAATAAAAGTGAAATAATAACCACCGACAGAGGTGATGCTAATCTTTATAGTTTAAACACAGGTGACCCCATTATTGATCAATATCAATATGGTGTACTTTTAATAGTTGACCCAAAAAATCCATCTATGGACGGAACTTATGAAGATATTAGAGTTAAAAAGGGAACCAATATTGCACTTTCTATTGATCCAACTACTGATAAGTTTTGGCAATTTGCAATATCCCAAAATGATGTTTGGAGATATGATGATGTTGCGTGGAGTGGAGCGTTTTCATCAATTCAGGGAAAACTTGCTTTAACTACTAATCCTGATCTTGAGGACGATGGTACAATAAATCAGAGTATTCAAACAGAGAGAACAAAAGGTTTCAGACACAATTTATTAACTGAGATTGAATTAAAACTTTGGGATAGAGGTCCTGAGGTTGGTAAAATACAAAGTAAATTAAAGTTAAAACCAGATAAAGGAACCCCAATATATGGTCCTGACACTAAGGCGGCGGTTGAAAAATTCCAAACAGAAAATGGAATAACACCTGTAACAGGAAATATTGATGCTAACACTTATGATAAAATTCTTGAAAAATTTCCAGATCCAAAACCAGCATCCGCAACAGAATATACAAGAGATTTAAATATTGGTTCTACAGGTCCTGATGTTGAGGCAATACAAAAAAAATTAAAGTTAAAACCAGGTAAATATGGTACCGACACTCAAACTGCGGTCATGAATTACCAAAAAAAATATACAGATTTAAATGACCAAGCTACTGGTATTGTTGATAAAGAAACATTTGACCACATTATGGCCAATACAAAACTTGATACACCTATATCATATTCAGGTAGAAAACATAATTACAAAAAAGGTGATTGGATTGCAGTAAAACCTAATTCAGGAAACCAAGCAAGTCAACTATATGAAAATAATGGATATTTTAAAATATTAGAAGCACCAGATAGTTATACAATTATTATAGATGCTGTTTGGCCTTGGGACACAAAGGGTTATTCTATTGTTGGAGGAACTACCGCTAAAATAATATTTGGACCTGATTCTATGGGAGGGGCAAAAACAATACCTACTGTAAGTGATAATTCTTCAAATACAAAAGAAAAAGGCACAAAAAACAATACCAGTAATTCAGGTAATAATTCGGGCACAAATACTATAGATTCTGAAAAACAAAGACAAAGAGATATACGTAACAAAGAATTTTGTGATACACTAAGAGAGATAAAAAAATATTTAAATAACACTAAAAGTGCTAATTTACCTGTTAATTGTCAAAGAACCCCAGAAACAAAAAATCAAATTATGTTGGCACTTACAGGAGGAACTCCAGCTCCGGCACCAACTCAAGATACGGGAGTTAACGTACAATCTGTTCCTGTAACGGATACATTATTCTAATAAAACAATAAATTTAATGAGGGAGAGTGATCTCCCTTTTTTTATGCAATTTTTTTTATTATATTTGTGATATGGAAAAAATGATATATCTAGTTAGAGGAATACCAGGAAGTGGTAAGACAACTTTTGCAAAACAATTAACACAAAATGTGTTTGAGGCAGACCATTATTTTTATGATAATGACGGTAACTACAATTTTATTGCATCTGAAATAAAAGAAGCTCATAAAGAGTGTCAACAATATGTTGGATATGCAATGGAGTCAAACACACCAAAAATTGCAGTATCAAACACATTCACACAAGAGTGGGAACTTCAACCATATTATGAATTAGCAATTAAGTATGGTTATTATGTGACCTCTATTATTGTTGAAAACAGACATGGTGGTAAAAACGCGCATGAAGTTCCAGAAGATAAAATACAAATGATGAAAGATAGGTTCGAGGTTAACCTTTAACTAAAAACTTTTTAAAATCAGTTGTTGATGGTTTTTTATTTTTAAAATAATATATTTCGGTTTTACCTTCATATGTGATTTTTTTATAATACGCATCTGGAACGGTAGCGCCTGAGGCCAAAACTTTAGACGTCTTACTGAACTCACATATTATCTCAACTAAAACTATTTTATATTTTAAAGCCAGACTTCGTTCGTACTCCTCCAATAATCTCCAAGTGGTTCGATTAAGATCTTGATGTTGTAGTGAACAATTTAAATAGGTAAACGTTTTTTTCAATAGCTCTCTAGTACAATTAAAATCAGCAGCAGGAGCCATGTGACCCTTGTCCCAGATATTATCATCGTAGTCTTTATTGTCTGAAGTAATGATTGAATCACAAATATAAAAATCGAGACCCTTTCTCGATGCTGTACCTGATGGACATTGAACGGAATACTTTACAGATATTGGTTGTTGTAATTTTTCCGAATAGATAATTTTAAATATGTCATTTTTAATGACAACACTATCTCTTAAAACTTTTTGAGATAGTAATAAAAGGGGAAAAATAAAAAATAAGGATAATAAATACTTTTTCATTCTAATAAATATAACTACATTTGTATTATGAGTTTTAAAAAAATACAAACAACAGGTAGAGTCTGGTTTACTTCAGATACCCATTTTTCGCACAAAAATATTTGTCGTGGTGTAACGGATTGGCGAACCAAAGATGGTGATGTACCGATCGATGCGACTAGAGATTTTTTGACGGTTGAAAAAATGAATGCAAGATTGGTGGATAACATTAACCATTTTGTTAATCAAAACGATACTCTAATTATGTTGGGTGACGTTTCATTTGGGGGGTTTGAAAACATTGAGATATTTTTGGATAGACTAACATGTAAAAATATTCACCTAATACTGGGAAATCATGATCACCACATTGAAAACAATAGAGAGAATATACGAAGTAAATTTTTGAGTGTGTCTCACTATTTGGAGGTAAGTCTAAACGACCGTAAATTTGTTTTGTGTCACTACCCACTCCAAAGTTGGCATGGGATGTCCAAAGGGGTTATCCACCTTCATGGGCACATTCATTCAGGATGTAAAAATAAATTTGGTAATGGTAAAAAAATGGATGTCGGTGTAGATGGAAACGGGTTGGATCCGTATAGTATTGATGAGATAATTAAAATTATGTCTAAACGTTCGATCGGTTCCGAGATATCAGATGATCACCATTTAGATGGGATGGTTGGGGTTGTTGGATAATTTAATTACCTTACGTCTACCCAGATTTAGTATTTTACAAGCTTGTAGTATTGAACCATACTTCACACCATCAATCGTTATTTGTATTGAAAGAGGGTGGTCTTTACCCTCTTTGAATGAACCTTTATGTTTAACCCCATACCACATATGGTCTTTACCTGTTTTATACTCTCTTTGTCCTATTTTTTTCCTTGTTTCTAAATCGTGTTTTTTACCGTAAAATGGGTTTTTTTCACCTGAAAAGTCGGCGTGGTTTTTATTAGAACCACCAGTCTCACCCCCTTCTGTTGAGTTATAACCTAATTTATATGAATCGTATTGATTAATAAAAAAAACTTCTTTCATTAATGCTTCATTTTTATCTGAACATTCATAAAGTAAATCGATTGTGAAATTACCCAAACCATATTTAATTATAGCTCTTGCGAATTTATTATTAACCATTGAGTTTTTTTTAGAGTTCCTAAAATGGGTTGATAATCTATGTTTTAAGGAATGTTTTGTGTACCCAATATAGATTTTATCATTAACCGATGACTTTATTATATAAACTTTATATTTTTGTTCCATCATAGTAATTAATTAATAGTTTTTCAATTAATTTTGACTTGTTTATTAGACTATCTTCCATTTTTTTATTAATATTTGGGGATAGTGTGATTGAAATTTTAACTCGTTTGTCTTCTTTATTTAATTTTTTTCTCATATTAATAAATATCTTATAAATAGAAAAAATACTACCTTTTTAAAAAAATATTACGATATATTTATAACTATGAAGATTATATTAACAGAGACTCAATATAAGGTACTTAACGAAGCGTTAGGAGTACCTGAAGGTATTTTAGATGCCGCATCCGATTTATATGAAATAGTTGGGAATTTTATAAAGGGGATTTACGATAAAAGAGAGGAGTATGTTTTTAATCGAAGTGTTGATTTGAATATTTCCGATTACCATGTTAATTCACTTGATCTTCATGTTAATGTTGAACACATTCCTGAATATGAGGGGAAACCTGAAATTGCATCAATGGGAATGGGGCAAAATTTTAAATACAATAGAAAAATTCAATTAAAAGTCCAATTTTTAGATAAAGAAATAGAATTACATATTACTTTTATTGTTGCCGATGAATGGGAAACTGATGATTTATATGAAAGATTTGTACGAGATCGTGTTGAGACTGAATCGACTTTGGCTCATGAACTAAAACATAAATACGACAATCAAAAAAAACAGTTTGAGTTAATTGGGGATGATGCCGAATACCAAGCCTATTCTAAAGGAAGTCTAAGATTTGGAATACCTGAGATTGATTTAAACTTTATGAGGTACAATTATTATATGCAGGCGGCAGAGAGTTTGGTTAGACCAACTGAACTTGCTTCTAGAATGAGACAAAAAAAGATTACAAAATCTCAGTTTTTGACTTTCCTTAAAGAAGACCATGCGTTTAAGGAAATGATAAGAATAAGGGATTATAGTTTTGAAAAATTAATTGATGGTTTAAAAAAAAATATGGATAGGTTAGATGGATTACTTAAACATATTGGACATTATAATGACGATATGTCTGACGACGAAAAGATTAAATCGGTATTAAATGTAGTTTATATGAATTTAATTAACACTAAAGTTGAGATATTTGATAAAATGACATCAACACCTTTAGATGATCTTAAAAAGTTATTTGACAGTTTATCTAATGGAGGAAGGACTCCAAAAGACGATGAATTTGAAAATTTACAAAAAGTAAGACAAAAATTCATCAACTACTTGATTAAGTATGAAAGAAAACCTATTATGTTCTTTAAGGATAGATGTGAACAGTTATCCTACGACGCAGACAAAATTATTAAAAAAATAGGTAAACTTTACGCAATGGCAGAAGACGATCAACCAATGAATGAATCCATAATCAATTGGGAACTACATCAGCAACTGATGGAAAAAAAATACGGTAGAAGAAAAATAGAAACCGAATTTAAATTCAAAAAATAATTTGTCAAATCCAAAATAATTTATTACATTTGTAAGGTGAAAAAACCTTGTAAAGAATGTCCGCATATCATAAAAAACAGTCATAACGATATGATTGTTGATTTCGGTCGCAGAACGGGGAAACAACATAATTGCCATATGACCGAAGGGGTAAAAGATTTGTGGAACGTTAAAGATAAAAAATTAGAATGTTATGGATCAAAGAGAGATAATTTACGGAGTATGTGATAAAACAGGTGGGTGTGATTCCTACTTTGGATTTTTCAAGAATGAGAAAGATGCTGAACATGAAGTTGAAGTTCAAGCCAGCAGACTTAAAGAAGATTTGGGTATGATGGATATTGAAATCCAATCAGATCGTGCAACGATAAATGGTAAATTGGTAGTAGTAATTCACAGATACGTATTAAGATGAAAACAAGAGAAACTAAATTTGGAACTTATATAGAAATGGAAACAGAAACAAGTACAAAACTAACTGGCGATAAAATCACAAGGTTTGTTGAAAGATTGAAAAAAATTGGAATTGAAGTTAAACTTTCGGGTAATTACCCTTGGGTTTATATTGATGAAATATGTGGTATCAGAGTAAAGGAAAGGTTTTTGGGTAATCATGGGTTTACTTTAATCTTTCTTCCAGGAAGAAATGATAGTCCACCATCTGAATTTACAGATATTGGAGAAATATTCAAACTAATACGGAAGTACACTGAACAAAAAAATGAAACTTTTAAATCAGAATAAAATGAAACAGACAGCAGTAGAATGGTTAGTTGAGCAATTAGGTGAAAACCAACTTAATGGATTATATGTAATTGATACATTGGAAGATGTAAAAAATGTGTTTGAAAAAGCCAAAGAAATGGAGAAGAAGCAGATTATTGATGCTCATATTGATGGATTTTATAGTCCACCATTTGTTAAGAGTAGAAATGGAGAGGCAACAGATTACTACAACAAAACCTTTAAATCAGAATAAGATGAATAAAGAAAGAAATAATCAGATTATTGATGAGGCATATGAATATTATTTAAATAGTTGGTCTGTTGAGATTGACCCAAATGATGGTAGTGTTTATAGTATAGAACCTATTAAAATAAAACCTCACACTAAAGAGCAATTTAAATACCGACTTAAAACCGACACTTACTTCTCAAACAAGTGGGGTAGTAAAAAAACAATACCAATTGGACCTTTTAGTCCTAGAATAGCAAAATTATTTCAAGATGGATTAAATAAATCAGAATAAGATGAAACAGTATATACCATACATAGTAATACTACTATTAACATATTTAGTAGCAGGATTTATTCATATGCAGTTTAATCCGCAATATTGGACAAAGGATATAAGAGTGGGTATGGTAGGTACTGCTGTCTGTATAATGTTAATATACCCTATAGCAAAGTACATGATAAATGATATGAAGAAATGAAAAAATTAATAGGTAAAATCCAATGTAAGTTAGGATGGCATAATTGGTCTGCTAAAATACAAGACTATCTAGATGAATTTGGATGTGTTCCAAAAGGATGGGCAGTACCAAAAGTTGCTAAGTGTAATAGATGTGGTAAAACCTTTAAACCAGAATAAGATGAAAAAACACTTTCACAAATTACCATTTAAGTTTAAACTATGGTGGGCAAAACAATTTCTTTATATGTTTAAAGGATTTGGATCAACATTTAATGATGACATTATTTTATATAATGAGTTAAAACTTTGGGTTGAAACAAAAGGAAAACCAACAAGTAAAAACCTTTAAATCAAAATAAGGTGGAAGAGGATCAAAAAAATGGATTGTATGGTATTGATTAATAAATAATGTGTATATTTGTGGTATGAAATATTTAGGAATTGGATTAATTTATATTGGTTTCTTTGGATTGATAGGAACCGCAATTTACTTTACCAAAAACGCAAATTGTTTATGGGCGTTATTATTAACGCCAAATTTAAAAATAAAAAAAAATGGAAAACCAAAATAGTGTATGTTATGTTGGTGTAATCGGAGAGGTTAAACCAATAGAAGGGGCGGACAACATAGAATTGGTGACTGTTGGTGGGTGGAATGCCATAACCAAAAAGGGTGAATACCAGATTGGTGATAAAATGGTTGTTGCAACCACAGATGCGGTAATACCACAACCATTATCTGACTTGATGGAAGTTACCAACTACCTTCGTAAAGGTCAAAGAGTTCGTACAGTAAAACTTCGTGGAGTTTACTCTGAGTGTTTGTTAATACCATTCAAATACTTGGTACCAAAATCATTGGAGAACAACGTTAATGAAGGTAATGATATGATGACAATACTTGGGATAACTAAGTATGAACCACCTGTTAAAACCGTTCAGTTGAGTGTTGGGGGACGTAAAGTAAAATACCACCAAAACCCTAACTTCAAAGTGTATTACAAGTTCCCTAACCAAAAGAACGTACCTGATATGTTTAGTGAGGAAGATGAGGTTGTTATAACTCGTAAGTTACACGGAACTAATGCTCGTTACGGAATAGTTAGAAAGAAAAAACTTTCTTTGTGGGATCGTGTTAAAATGTTATTTGGCAATCAATGGGCGGCGTTTGAATATGTATATGGTTCTCACAATGTTGAAAAAGGATCTGACTCTCAAGGATTCTATAACACTGATGTGTGGAAGACTGTTGCAAACACCTATAACATAAGAGGTAAATTGTGGGATCACGTAAAAGATACTTACGAACCATCTGTATTAACTGAAGGTGTTGTAATCTATGGTGAGATATATGGTGCGGGTATACAAAAAAATTACGAATACGGTTTGACTGATGTTAAATTCGCGGGGTTTGATGTTGAAGTTGATGGTGAGTACCAACCTTATATAAACGAAACTGTACACTTTGATTGTCTACAATTACCACAGGTTGAAGTATTGTGTCGTGGTAAATGGGATAAGGGAATACAAGATAATTTTGTGTTTGATAATTTCATAGAGGGAACTAAAGTACCACACGAAGGTATAGTTGTAAAATCTGTAACAGGTGTTCGCAATAAAGTGAGTAAGGTGATAAACCCTGGATATTTAATTTATGGTGAAAAACATAATGTTGGTGACTCCCATTAACTTGATGGGATCACTTTTTTTACTTATTATTAAATAAAATGAATCAGGAATTAAACACATTTGCATTCTTTTCAAAGAACCTTTTATTTTACGCCATCATGATATGCGTAGAGAATGATTTTAATCCACTTAATTGGTGGTTATTCAGTGGGTTCTTTCAAATAGCAATAACGATACTCTTTGAATTATACATACTTGGAACATCATTAGAAGAAAAAAATATAGAAAATGGGAATAAAGAAAATTAAAAAAGAAAACGATCCGATTAACGTTAGTTTAATTGATTTAATGGGTAATTTGGACACTAGCGGCACTAAAAAGTACACTCAATTTTTGGTTAAAACACTTAGAAAAAATTACGATGCTGATATTAAATACGTGGTAAAAGACAATTCAAGCGGAGTAAGAAAAATTGATGAGATTTTAGGTGACGATAGTTTTAATAGTTGGTTGACAAAAAGATTGATTAGTCAGTTATATGGGTGGGATGAAATGCATTTATTTGTTGATTTTTGTGACTTTATGGAAAGAGGTTTAGTTAATGAAAAAGACATTAGTAAATACGATAGTTGGGATATGGTCGCAAGTGAGGTTTATATGGCTAAGAATCGTGATTTATTTAAAAAGGGAAAAAAAGAAGTTAAAGTTGTTTATGAGGATGATCAATATTTATGTATCAAACCATTAACATATTCGGCTTCTGTATCGTATGGTTATCAAACAAGATGGTGTACCGCTTCTGTTTCAGATAAGAGTTATTTCTACAATCACTCAAGAGATGGTATACTTATATATGTAATTGATAAAATCAATAATAATAAATTTGGATTTTATCATAATCAACACCAAATTCAAATATATAACCAAAAAGATGATAGAGTGGATTCAATTGAAACAGGATTACCATTCGAATTATTAAATAGGTTGATTGGTGAAATGAAATCTGAGGCTAAAGATGAAAAATTTAACTATAAATTATTTAGTGAAAGTGAATTGAAAGAAATGGGAATATATCGACACCAAGAACCGATTCCAGTACGAATGGAAGAAATGATGATGGAGGAACCAATGACTGAAAATGAAATGACAGAGGAAATACAAACACGTATAGTTGATATAGGTCATCATCTGGATAGTATTAGAGGTGGATTGAGACCAATAAACCCACTTGGTGATGATTTACCATAATAAAATATATATGTTGTAAAATACACTTGACATAACTAAAAAAAACGTTTATACTTTAATACGAAAAGAAAATTATTATGAATATTAGACAAGCACTTAAGGAAAAAAATAAAATCGTAAAAGAGATTTCCGATAACACAAGAAAACTTCAAGAATATAATTCTGTTGAAGTTGGGAATAAAAGACCATATTCACCAATACTTTTATGTGGTGATATTGAAAGGTTAACCAAAAGTTTGATTGAATTAAAATGTAGAATACATAGAGCAAATTTACCTGTATTTGAGTTAATTTTTGAAATGTCGGAACTAAAATCAAATGCTAAGGCGTTGGCAAAAATGGATTGTTCGGAAGGTAAATCAAACAAAGATCGTTACCGTATGGATAGCGAATCTGTAAAGGAAAGTGAAATCTCAATTAGAGAAAGAGACGAAATGATTAAAGATCTTGAAGATAGAATTGAGGAGATCCAAGATGCGTTGGATATGCATAACACAATGACCGTAATTTGATTTGAGGATAAGTTTGATTGAGAATCTATTTACTTCTAGAAAGCCGACTGGCTCGATACTTGATATTGATAATGAAAGTCCCAAACTCAAAATATTCAACTGTAGAACAATCATAACTTTTTAAACTTTAAAAATCTGTTAAACTTTAGATACTGAATCTACTTTGAATCAAATCATATAAAACCCTCACTTTGGTGGGGGTTTTTTATTTAAAATTAATTTACTATATTTGCAATATGGTAGGACTTATACTTTTTTTGTTAATCATAACGATCTCTATTTTTATAGGGAAAATCAATAAAGATAAGGACCACCCATTCAATAAATTCTTAAATGATAGGGAAAAATAAAATATATGTTATTTTAAATTTTTTGGACACACATTATGGTGACTTAGTGTGTAGCCCAAAAAATCTTTGTTATCATAAAGAAGGTGAGGTTTATTTTAGATTTAACTTAAAAGATAAAATTATTTTTTTAGAGTATAAAAATTTTATCCAACCAATATGTAAAGCGTTGAATATAAAAGAAGATATGTTAAATGATCTTTATGAAGTAATTAAAGAATGGATTGAATATGTTTTTAAAATTGAAGGAGAAATAATGTAATTATGAAAGTATTGATGTTAGATAACGATGGTGTAATTTGTCTCTCCAACAATTGGGGTGGGCGAAAAAAGAAATGGTCAAAGTATCGTTCAGCAAATCCAGACTCAAGTAAGGAACTTAAAGATGCTCCTGTTGAATATCGTTTTGACGACTTCGATAAAAAGGCAATCAAAATCCTTAATGAAATACTTGAAGAAACAGGTGCTGAAATTGTTGTGTCATCAGATTGGAAATTACACGCAACTCTTGAAGAACTTGGTGACTACTACGAAAGTCAGGGGATTATCAAACGACCAATTGCATTGACACCAAACATACAACATTGTACCGTTCACGGTAACGGTTTTATATGGTCACCACAATGGGATTTAGAACAAACACGAACTATTGAAATAAAACAATACCTACACGATCATCCTGAGGTTACACATTGGGTTTCGGTTGATGATTTGAATATGGGAAAAAATGGGGAGCCTTGGAAAGATTGTTGGGCAATAGATAATTTTGTATTAACACCAAAATCAAGTGAAGGTATTAAACAATCTGGGATCAAAGAAAAAATATTAAAATTTTTAAAAAATGACTAAAGAGGAAATGAATACATACCTTGAGTCCATAGGTGGACTTGAGAATGGGTTTTTCACAGATAGACCCCCAATTACCAACTGCGGGTTCTTTGATGTTGATAGTGGTTGGTATCCACTAATTAAAGATCTAATTGACGATCTAATAAAACTTGGGTGGGATAAACAGGTGTGTCAGGTTAAAGAAAAGTTTGGTGGATTAAGATTTTACATCAATTCAGGACCCAATGAAATTTTTGCAAGAATAACATTGGCTGAAAATAAAAGTCATGAGATTTGTGAAACCTGTGGTGAAAAGGGGGAAATGAGAACAGATCTTGGTTGGTATAGAACATTATGTAATAAACACTATGAAGAGCGTAAGTCAAATATTCCGGGGTAATGAACATTTAATGGATTTAAGTCCGGTTGAAGAGTTAATTGATTACACAAGAGAACTTGAGGAAATTGTACTTGAAAGAAAAATTGAGGATTCATATGATAAAGAACATATGTTAAGATCCATGTTATTGGATATATTAACAAGTTGTCGTGATATGGAAGAAACAAACCAATTATCAGAAAGATATCCTGATATGTATGAAAAATGTGATGCCGAATCTTTAGTTAAAAATTTAAAGATTTATATTATGGATATGAATCGTAAAAATGATTTAAGGTTATGAATAAGATTAGTTTAAGTGAAAATTGTTTTGGTGTAGATGTTGAGATAAATGATGAATCATTATTTACTCATGAATATGATAATAGGAGTCCTGAGATGATTAATGATTTGCAGGATAAATTGATTGATAACCTAAGGTCAATAAAAAATAAATTAAGTATGGATGATTGGACAGAAATTGTTCAGTTGATTATTAGCCACGGAGATGAGTTTGAATACGATGTTGAAAATTCAACGGAGGATAAACCTTGTGAACAGTGTGGTAATTGGAATCATAATCATATATATAACAAAAAAAAAAATGACTAAAGTAAAATTATTTGTAATTGATGAGAAACCTTATCTTGGATCAACAGAAGAGATTTTTGTTGGTGATGATGCAATTGTAACAGTAAACGGGCAATACCCAATGATCGTTAAATGTGAAAACGAAATCGTATTAAATTTGATTAAGGATCCTAAATTAAGTTTAACTCGAAGTTTTAAGATTCATGCAAGACCCGAAAAATTAAATTTAACTCCTGAAGACATTGATAGAATATTATCTAATGATGAAGGACTATGTGAGGTTGAAAATTTTGAAGGTAGTATTAGGTTTATTTAAAAAAAAATCATATCTTTGATAAAAATAGGGTATGATAAAAAAAGCTGAAATATTGAGTCAAGAGTTTAAGGTTACATTTGCACAAGATGCTGACTGTGTTACCTCAGAAGATCAATTCTTAACAATCAAGACTGATAATGGTGGTGGTGGTGACTTTTTTGTTATTGAAACAGAAAGGTGGGCATTTGATTCTGTTGATGAGTTGGTTGAGATATTCAATACATTCAAGGAGAAACACGAAAAAATCAAAGAAGAAAAGTTATGAAAAAATAAAACTATTACTTAACTTCACTGAGGTTGGAGATTTCTATATGTTGTATGTATTCAAAAAAAGAACCCAACTTTATTGTATTACCCAAACAGTTTAGACAATGAATAATAAAGAACTAAAGAAAAAAGAATGTTTGTTTGAGATCGCCGATGATTACACCAATGGTATGGACATATATAATCATAATGGATCTTTTTGGTTGATTAACACCAAAGAATTAAAATGGATGATTGAATTTACTAAAGATAAAACATTGTGGTATAATTACAATGTTTTTAAATCTTTATTTAAAGCAATGTCTTTGGATGTTATGAAAAATCAAGAATATATTACCGAATGGTTTGAGTCAAGATTTCTTAAACCTGAGGTGGTTGAAGATACCATTCAAAATGGGGCGAAGTATACCCGATGTAGCCAACATTCTTATTGTTTATTGGTTGAAGATACCATTCAAAATGGGGCGAAGTATACCCAACCAAATATCCACTCTACCCTCAGTATTGTTGAGAATACCATTCAAAATGGGGTGAAACACACCGATCACTCGTGCGATAACATCACCAGAGGTGTTGAAGATACCATTCAAAATGGGGTTAAGCGCACCGTACCTGAATCAATTGCCGATTCATTCGCTATTGAAGACACCATTCAAAATGGGGTGAAACACACCATTCAAGGAACAAATTGTGTAAACACAGATGTTGAAGATACCATTCAAAATGGAGTGAAACACATCTTTAATAGAACCCGACCAGACAATTTTGACGTTGAAGACACCATTCAAAATGGGGTAAAAGAAACTGAATTGCACAAAGGAGTTAGACCGTTGGCCGTTAATGACACCATACAAAATGGGGTGAAACACACCCAACGTCGTCTTTTTTCTTTTTGTTGTAGTGTTGAAGACACCATTCAAAATGGTAGAAAACAAGATGTGTGGAATGAACACTTAAATAAAAAATAGTATATTTGTAATATGGAAAAAGTTAAAATTTATCTAGATGATGTAAGAACACCAGTTGATCCAAGTTGGATCGTTGTTCGTTCTTACGACGAGTTCGTCCAAAAGATAAACTCAATTGGGTTGGAGAATATTGAATTGATATCGTTGGATCACGATTTGGGTGACAGTGCAATGAATGAATGGTTGTATGGTGTTGTAAAAAACTACGTAATAAATTACGATAACATCACAGAGAAAACAGGTATGGATTGTACCAAATGGTTGGTTAATCAATGGTTAGATGGTAAACCTGTGGTGGAAGTTGTGGTTCACTCAGCAAATGCCGTAGGTAGTGGTAATATGATGGGATACATCAACAATTACAGACACTTAGGTAGATTACCTCAGAATTGTATAAGAGTGCAAATAGAACACACGGTATAGATATGTGTAGGATTAAAATAGAAGAAGGTAACAAAGTAAAATCAATAACATTTAAAACAATCGAATGAGATTTATACTACTACTTATACTACTTTTTTCGTGTTCAATTAATTATAATGTCCATGAACGGAATCTCCAACTACAACATAATGGGATGATCAAACAGGATATAATCATGAAAAATAAAATGACTAAACTTCGAAAGCAAGGTGTCAGGTCATATAAGAAAAATAAGATTAGTAAAATACGCATAATCCCAAATGGAAAATTTGTAATAAAGTAAAGTCATGGAAAGCCCAAAAATTAACACACCTAATGGTATTGGTGAATTAAACAATGTATATGTTTCCGAATTAGGATTCTTAATGGTTAAAATCTATTTTAAAAATGGGACATATATAACTTACAATTTAGGCAAACACGATGAAAACAATAATGTATTCACCGATAAAATAAACAATTTCAATATAGTTGATTTATGAGAAAAATTTATATATTTTTTTGGTGGTTATGGAATTATCCTGAAATTGTATGGATGAAATTTAAATCATATTTTAAAAAATGACAATCCAACAGAATGAAAAAATTAATTAGTATATTTGGGGTATTAATTTTGTTATCATGTAAGTCTAAGACTTATAAATACCAGATTAATGGTGAGGTATACATACCATCGGCAGAATCAAATCGAAGGTATCCGGCAACATGGTATACCGATACGATATCCTTCGATAGTGAAACTGCTTATTATTTTAATAGTGACGGTAGTGAGGTTAGAATTGAACCACCTTATATTTTAAAATATAATAAATAAAAATAAGTGATATGACGGAAAGAGAATTAATACTTTTAGGGTTTAAAAGTGAAGAAATGAGAGAGCACGAAGGTGATGAAACGTATTACTACGTTTTAGATATTGTCGATGGTATTACCTTTATCACACGAACCAATGATGAGATTAAAGATGATGAATGGTATGTTGAATTTTTTAATACAGACCCCTCAGTTAGGTTCCACGATTTTAAGGAAGTACAATTATTAATCAATCAATTAAGAAACGCCATTGTCAAAAATGAAATTTAAGATACCAACACATGATCCATACACCGGTGAATTAAATCCCCATTACGAGGAACTCACCGGAGAAAAACATCCACATTTAATTGAATATAATGAGGATGAAACCAGTCATTGTTTTAATCTACAATCACTTATCGGTAAAGAATTTAGATACGATGGTAAGTATGGGATTTCTAATTGGACGGACAAGGTTAAAAATATCGAACCAAATTCAAACATCTATCCCAATCCGTTAGAATCGATAAGGGCAACCAAAAGTGGAAACGTAACCAAACCATATAAAATGGTTGGATACACCTATGATTTACATGTTAGATCAACAAGGGGTGAACAACTTTACGAGTTTGAGAAGTGTATATTTTTAGATAATTAAAAAACATATTAGACTAATGGATATTTTTAACACAAAAATAGATTTGACCAAAATAACGTGCCATTCTGGAGGGGCGGTGGGATCAGATACCGTTTGGGACGAGATTGGTGAAGAGTTTGGTGTCAAAACCAATGCTTATTCCTATAGAACAAAGTCGCACGTATCTCAGAATAAGGTGGAGATTTCCGACCAAGATTATGAAGAAGGTGTTATTCAAATAACCAAAGCAAACGAAATTTTGGGTAGGTTTGGTATTCATAAATATATGAATCTATTGGCTAGAAACTGGTCGCAGGTTAAATATTCAAAACAAGTTTTTGCGATTGGTACTATAATCGAAGCTGGCGGGAAATCCGTTAAGGGATATAAAAACAAGTCTAAAAATGACGTAGTTGATGGTGGTACAGGATATGCCGTTATGATGGCAATCAATCAAGAGAACGATGTTTATGTTTTCGACCAAATTAAAGATAAGTGGTTTAAATGGGATTATGGCTCTCTTAGTTTTGCGGAGTTAAAAGATGTTCCTTCGATTACAGAACAGGATTTTGCAGGTATAGGAACAAGAGAGATTCGACCGAACGGAATACAAGCAATTAGAGATGTATATGCAAAAACATTTATTAAATAAAAAAAACAACAATTAAATCCTCATCTGACAAGTTGGGGATTGTTTTTTTAAAATAAAATTTCTATATTTACAATATGGAAAAGCGAAGTGAACACTACGGAGACGTGGTAAAGTGGATAGAAAAGGTAATAGACTCTTGCGAGACATATCGGCAATCAATGGCAGGGCTTAAATTAATCAGAAATTTTCGTCAACAATTAATAAATAAATCTCCAGAGACGTATTGGGGAAGTTACCATTACGACATTATTAGTCCACTCGAAAGTAGATTAAGGAGTCGACAATATACTATCACATCGACACTAAATGATGGGGAGGATGTCGATAAATTAAAAAAAAACTCGAGGATCTAACAGATAAGTACTCAAGGGTTGTAACCATCCAATCTGATCCAAAATATCTTGGAACGTTTGAGGATGACAGGAACCAAATTGCGAAGGAAATTAAACTGGTAAAACGTAAAATTAACAATAAATAAATAATCGGTATGTTGAAAAATTTTGTAAAATGGTTTGAAATAAACTGTGGATGGTTTTTTACACATGGTAGAAAACAAGCTGCGTGGGCGGAATACTTAAGAAAAAAATATGGTAAAGAGGAAACTAAAAAACCAACTCGTATCACGTTTAGTCCAACACCTAAATGTTTAATTTGTGAAACTGACATGGAAACAATAAAATTAAACCAACCATTTTGTGGTGGATGTCTATCTGTTTTGACGGGATTAGTTAAAAATAAGAAAGATGAAATTTAAATATAAGTTATGAATACATTAGATAAAAAATACACAGATTTACTCCAAGATATATTAGATAATGGAGTCCGCAAGGAGGATCGTACTGGGACAGGCACACTTTCAGTATTCGGAAGACAGATTCGTCATAATATGAAAGATGGGTTTCCACTCATTACAACCAAAAAGATGGCTTGGAAAACTATGGTAACCGAATTACTATGGTTTTTAAGAGGTGAAACAAACATTAAATTCTTATTGGATAATGGATGTCATATATGGACGGGTGATGCCTATAAAGTTTATGATGAAGACTTTGACCGTGAACACCCAGCATTCAGTGCACCATACCCGAAAAGACTTACTCAAAAAGAATTTGAAGAGAAGATTATGACTGATGACGAATTCAATAAATGGTATGGAGACCTAGGTCCAATTTATGGACATCAATGGAGAGAATGGAAACACATTAAAGAAGGTGGTTATTTACTTAAAAATGGAAATGAAGGTAAAGGGACAACCACTAGACATATAGACCAAATCTCAAATCTAATCAACGACCTTAAAACAAACCCAGATTCAAGACGTTTGATGGTTAATGCTTGGAATGTAGCTGATTTACCAGTTACTGATTATAGGACTGATGATGAACTTTATCAAGATTATTTAAAGAATGGGATTATGTAGAATGAAAATAAAAATACCTTTATATGATATTAAAATTAAAATTTATTTTGATTATGATTTGAACAAACCTATTAATAAAATAAAGAAAAATCATAATAAGAAAAAACTTTATAGAATAAATGAAATTGATTTTGATGGTGTTGTTATTGGGGAGTTTATCCCAAAAAATAAAATAATTTATGTATTAATCAAGAAAACTAAAAAAGGTATTAATGTGGATACATTAACTCACGAAATATATCATTTAACAACCAAAATAATGAAATACAATAACTTTAAATTTAATAAAACAGATGAACCTTTTGCGATATTAAACGGGAAGTTAAATTCAATGATTATAGGTAAATTAATTAAAAATGGTGATAAATTATATTACCCAACAAGTAAAAAAATAAAAATAAAATAAATTTATGAAAAAATCAGAACAAATTGAAGAAATTGGAACTGCAATTAGTGAGTGTTTGAATAAGTTGTATGAAACTAAAGAACCGTTATCATTTAACCCATTTCCTAAGATGTATCATCCAACAGATGATTCTATAAATATACCATTGATTGTTGACGGTAAAAAAATAATTATTGAAATAAAATCATCAAATTATGATTATTGATGTTAACACTTTTATCCCATCATTTGGTGATTTTATAGTTTATTCTAAGGAAAGTGATATTGAAGAAAATTTATTCAAAGAGATATTTTTTGAATTTTTAAACAATCCAAAAAAATACAATAATCCAGAAATAATAAAAACGTATTTGAATGAGAAATTACCAATAAATTCTTATATTCAAATAATAAATAGACTTAAATTATGAGTAAAAAATTAACAAAAGAAGAGTTTTTAGAAAAACTAAAAACAGATAGAGATTTTAATAATAGATATGGAAGAAAACATATCACGGAAGGAAAAATGGTACTTCCACCTTGTCATTATGGATTTCAAATATATACAAGAGAGTTGAGTGAGTTAGAAAGACATGATATTAAAGAACAATATGGGTTTGATTGTAGAAAATTAGCAAAATCTTCTATTAAACAATTAGATGATGCAAACATACCAACACGAGCAATCTCATTAATGTGGTCGCAAAGATCGTGTGATATTTTTTTGGGAATCCCATTCAACATCGCTTCTTATGGGTTGTTATTAGAAATCATTGCTAAAACAGTTAATATGGTTCCAGATGAATTGATTGGAAACTTGGGTGATACCCATTTATATTCAAATCACATTGAACAAGCAAAGGAACAAATAGGTAGAGAATTAACATATAAAGAACGTTATGATATTTGGTTTGAGAATAATTACCAAACTGGTATGGAATATAATTTAGATGTCGAACAAGACTTTAATAATAATGTTGGTGAAGATTACATGACTGTACCACCTTATAGGACGAGAGAACCTTTTCCATTACCAACATTAAAAATAAATTCAGGAAATGATAATTGGCATTTACTAGGTATCAACGAAATCATTAATAGTTTAGATCCAGATATTACTTTTAAAATAGAGAACTATCAATCACATCCGACAATTAAAGCACCACTTTCTAATTAAATTATGACATACATATATAACATATTTAAGCAATACAAATACTCGTTACTGTTAATATATTTGTATATGTTCATAGCTCAGATGTTATTTTTAATAGAACCATATGTGTTAGGTAAGATGATCGATGGTTTATTACATAAAGAATATTTTTGGATATTTTGTTTTATAGGTATCGCTATCGTTGAAAATCTATTCATTTACAAGAGAATGGTATTTGACACTAAGGTTTATACTAAAATTTATAATAATATAGTATTCAAATATCTTAAGAAAGAAAATTATGTTAATTCATCCTCAACAATGGCTAGAGTTGAAATGTCAAATGATATAATCAATTTTTTAGAAAATGATATGCATTATTATATTTATGCAATAATTTCAATAATTGGTACATTGTTTTTTATATTTTTAGAGAATCCAATGACTGGATTCACTGTCCTGTCATGTGTTGCCCCAATTTGTTTTATTGTCTATTCCTTATATAGAAAAATAGGTCAGAGTACAAGACTTAAACATACCCATCTTGAACAAAAAATTGACATATTGAGTGGTGGTAACGTATCAAAAATTGACACATTTTTTAAAAGAAGAAGAAAAATTCTAATATACTCATCAACACTACAAGGTAAAAATTGGACAGCTCTTAATATAACTAAAACCACATTTTTAATACTTGCTCTTATTGTATTTACCGGTACGGGTACTAATTTGACTCAAGGGGAAACCGTTGCAATGTTTGCATATATTAACCAATTCGTTATATCATTAATGTCAATCCCAATGGGGGTTGAGATATTCACACGTATGAGAGATATTATTAATAGGATTAAAGAATGATAATTTATAAAAAAAAATGATTATGAAAACAGGAACCATTAGACATAAAGACAATATCGGGGTTTATATTGAATATGAACCAAGAAAAGTTTACGGATATTATAAGAACGAAGAGATCTGTAAAATATATTATAGTGAAATAATATTGAACCCAGACATATTTGCACCTGAGGTTAGTGTTGGAGATAAGGTGTCGTTTATTATTAAAACATATGGAACTGGTGATGGTTCATTTTATGTTGCAGAAATAGTTGATTGACATTAATCGGATAACTATATTTGTATAGGTAAACAAAATTGAAATTATGGAGAAAGAAAATAATAAATGGACAAGAGAGCAAGGAGAATTGGATAAGCAAAGACTCCTCGAAGCATTAAAGGAAATATCCGTCTCAGAAGAGGATTTGGAATGGGTTAGCAATAAATTAGATGGGATAATCGACGATAAAGAAAAAAATGAAACAAAAGGTAATATTAGTGATAATAACTTTAATAATCGTTTACACTTATAGTTGTACCCAATCAAACTAGATGAACTAACAGATATCGTTAACGGTTTAATTAATTAAAATGACAAAAGAGCAAATTTTAAAATACGGAGAAATACAATACCTAAAAGGTAGATTGGATGAACTAGATAAGGCGTTCCCAGAATTGATGGATGTGTATGGTAGCAGAAAACTTGATCAACGAATCGAGAAGTACATCCAAAAACTAAAAAACGTGGACGAGATTTCGTATTACCTATATGAGGTTGAATTAAAAACAACAAGAAAGTCTAAGGAACGAAGTAAAAGGGACATCAAGGATCTTTTGGTGCAAATCATAATTAATGAGAATATCGCCAATGAGGATATCCTTGAGAGAATTAAAAAACAAATCGATACTTACTAGAAAAGTTAAAGAACTTATTGGTGATAATTCAAAATAATTTAGTATATTTGTATTATTCTTAATACGATAAAGTTTTTTTACATGCTCGTGATACTTATGGTAAAGTGTTATAATGGATTATAAAAAAATACACGATAATATTATTCTTAAGGCAAATAGTAGAGTTTTAATTGGTTATGGGGAGAATCACCACGTAGTTCCAAAGTGTTTAGGTGGTGATAATAAAAAAGAAAACTTAGTCAGGTTAACGGCAAAAGAACATTGGGTAATCCATCTACTTTTAGTAGAAATTTATCCAAATCATCCTAAATTAAAATTGGCGGTTAGGATGATGTCCGTAAGAAGTGATAACCAAGAAAGGAAAGTAATAAGATCTGGTAAACAGTTTGAAAGAGTTAAGATAGAAGCCTCTCAAGTTCATAGTGATTTGACTCGTGGAGTTAAAAAACCTCCATTTACTCAAGATCATAGGGACAATATTAGTAAATCAAAAATAGGAAAACCAAGTCCTAATAAAGGAAAAGTTTTTACCGAAGAACATAAAAGAAAAATTGGATTATCAAGTAAAGGAAGAATATCTGGAGATAAAAACCCTATGAAAATAAAAGAAGTTTTAGATAAACATCCTGCACTTTTTAGTGATATGAATAATCCTAGTAAGATAAAAACAAAATGTCCATACTGTGAGGTTATTTCTGGAAAGGGTAACTACAGTAAATGGCATGGGGATAAATGTAAATATAAAAAAATATGAAACTGACATTATTTAGCGATACTCACGGCAAACACAAACATATTCATCACGATTTACCTGGTGGTGATATTTTGATTTGCTCAGGTGACATCAGTTCTATGGGTTACGAACACGAGATTACTCAGTTTGCGGGTTGGTATGACAAAATTGCAACTTACGATCACAAAGTATTTATTGCAGGTAATCACGATTGGGGATTCCAAAATAATGCTGAAAAAGTTAAAGGTAACTTAACAGGATACAAAACTATTGACTACATCCAAGATGAGTTAATGATTGTCCAAGACGGTGATGGACCTGAGATTAAAATTTGGGGTTCTCCTTGGCAACCTGAGTTCTACAATTGGGCGTTTAACTTACCTAAAAACGGTGAAGAGTTGAAAGCAAAATGGGATATGATACCTGAAGGGATTGATATCTTAATTACTCACGGACCGGCTTGGGGGATATTGGATGATGTTGAAGGTAACCGCAATGTTCACTTGGGTTGTGAATTACTTGCAGAGAAAATTAAACAAATCAAACCTAAGATCCACATCTGTGGTCATATCCACAGTGGACACGGACACTACTTTGACGGACATACCCACTACTTCAATGCGTCTGTATTGAACGAGCAATATCTTTATTCTCATACGCCATGGAATATTGATTGGGATCCAATAACTAATGAAATTAACTTTTTATAATGGAACAACCAAGAATAATCAACAACAGAATATTCTACGATGAGAGAGGATCATTTAGTCCTCTTTCGTTGTTTGAATTAGATAAGGAATGGAAACAAAGTAACATTAGTGTGAACCCAAAAAAGTTTACATTAAGGGGATTACATTACCAAACAGGAGAAACCTCTCAGGGTAAATTGGTAAAAGTTATTAATGGTAAAATTTTAGATTTCGTAGTAGATTTACAAGTACCACTTAGAACATACAATAATTGTCAATTTTTTGAAATGAAAGGTGGGGATGAATTAATTGTACCAAAAGGGTTTGCTCACGGGTTTATAACCTTAGAAGATAATACCGTAGTTCAATATTTGGTTGACAATGATTATAGACCAAATACAGAAGGATCATTATTATGGTCTTCGTTTCCTGAGATTAAAAATGAGATATTAAGGTTAGATAGTACGTTTGATGAATCCAATGTTATTATATCAGTAAAGGATTTGTTTGAAAAATCATAAACTTTAGTATATTTATTAATAAAGTACTATGGAAAAAGATTTAACACACAAATTGTTTGAAGAATTAAAAAAACAAGGGATGTACGAACAGGAAGATACAATTGAAGACGAAGATGACAATAATGAAAATGATTCAGAGTCCGAAGGAAGTAATGATCAGTTTTGTGAAATAGTTTGTAAGTTATTACATTCACAAACACAAGTACATATCCTTCATTTACAAACAACTTCATATTCAGAACATAAAGCACTACAAGGATATTATGAAGGTATAGATGGATTAGTTGACGGGTTAGTTGAATCATATCAGGGTAAACACGGATTAGTTAAAAATTACAAAACTTTTGATATGGTCGATTATAAGTCAAATGATCAATTAATTAAGTACTTTAAAGAGTTATTGGATGTTATTTCTGATAATCGTGATTCAGTTAAAGAAAGTTATTTGCAGAACCAAATTGATACTGTAGAAGAACTAATAAATTCTACTCTTTACAAATTAAAATTTCTTAAATAAATGATTAAATTAACTTTGAATGAGAATGAACAAATATCTTCACAACATGAGGGTATTGATAGCAAATTGTTTTATTTCTTAATGAGAAGACTTAAGGTTAGCGAACGAGAGTTAGGTGGTAATTGGGGCGATATAGAACCATTAAAAGTTAAGGAATACAGATTTGAAGGATTTCCTGGTTTTGGGTTTACAGGTTATATGTCAAAAAAAGATATGGAAAAAAGTATTATAACTATGTTATATGAAAACGATATAACTGATTATGTTTACGATATGGACGAACAAAATCCTGAAAGAGTAAAAATTGTAAAAACAATTAGAAAATTTTTAAATTTTATGTTGTCAGATCAAAAATAAATTCGTAGATTTGTAGAAGTATTAATCAAAACAAAAAACAAAAAAATGGGAAAGGGTATAACAAAAGGTCGTTACATTTGTAAAGTTGGTTATTTAGATGTTTATGCGATAGACGCTATGAGAAAACAACCAGGAAGAGGAGATAACAAAGAAGTTGCTTCCACAACTTATCAAATCATACACGGTAAGAATATTAAAGAACGTGGATTTAAAACCAAAGACATAGCGGTGGCTAAGGCGACCGAAATGATGGAATACCACATGGTAGGGAAATAAAAAAAGGAAGTCGGATCTAAGTCCGACTTTTTTATTTATTATAAGTTATATTAACGATTATATTTTGTGATACATCTCTACCTAACATTTCAGTAAAGGATCTTTCAAAATAAGAGTTAACTGATGATTTTAGATATTCTTTGGAGACACCAGACATATTATCTGTGAAGAAATCACCGGCTTCTCTATCTATTTTATTATTATCAATCTTATCGACTTTAACAATGTTTATATCTACCTCAGGCATTTTCTCATTGAACCTAACTCCTGTATAGTAGAATGATAATCTTACTCTTGGGAACCAACCAACTCTAATTGTTTGTGAGGTACGTGAGTCAATTAATTTATCAATTGATTCAGTAAATTTGTTATTTTTATCTACAACTAATTGTTCTGGTTTAATTGATCCTCGTCTGATCTGTTCCATTTCATTACGATCACAAATTAACATTTCTTTACCTATATCACTATTCCATCTTGTTGGTCTTGTGTTCCTCATTTGTTTGGATGTGGAAGACGAATACGTGTTAGATGTCTCAAACCATTTTTTATATTTGTAAATGTATATTGGATACCAATTATATGAAAGAACAATATATCCCCAATCACCTTTATTATCTTGTTCCCATTTACCTTCTAAGTTAGATCCTTTAAATGGTAATAACTCAGTTACTCTTTCAGATGCATTTGTGTTAGTTACCTTTTTTGTTTTTAAGTTATGGTATTGTTTAAGGTCACTTGTTTTAGTATCTTCATAGTTACCATCTTCCCTATAGTTCTGAGTATACTTATTATATATTTCAAAAAAGTCGCCAAGTTTAAAACCAAAAGATGATGCATTACTTTGAATAAACTTATTTATTTGTGCGGATGTAGGGTTTGCAGATTCTTTATATTCATTTATAAATTTAAAAAATATCACTTCTCTCTTTGTAAACGCCTTATCTTCGACTTCCTCTAACAATACTCGTTTTATTATATTTTGTAATTTCATATCTTTCATACTCTATATAAATATCATAATGTATAGAGTTTTTTACTTTTGTGTAATCTATTTTTTGTTATAGATATCCCAAAATTTCTTTAGTTCTACTTTATTGTATTTTTTGGATTCGATATCCCAACCACATTCGTGACATAAATAAGAGTGTTTATCGTTCTTTTCTTTTTTCCATGAATGGTCACATTTTGGACAATGGAGATCATTCCCAAATAATATGTCTGCTTGTGTCTCTGTGATTATAATTTTCATATATAATAAATATTGCTACAATTCTATAATAAAATCTACTATTATTTAATAAAATTATTTATTATGGCGCACCCATTAATACATGCAAAAAGTTCTGTTAAGAAATACGGAGGTAAGGAAGAAGATTATATCCATTTACATAATTGGTTGGATGAAACTAAGGGGTGGGTTGGAAATTCATTACACAGGATGTTTAGACACCACTCAGAGGGTATATTTGAGATGGAAAAGATATTCGGATCATCATTCATCAATAGTGATGATAAAGTTGTTTATACGAGATATGTGGGTGAAGACCATGTAAGAGAAGACTGTTACAATTATATCCCAAGTGCTCACGATTGGATAAAAGCTATTGAGGCTAATGAAAGACCAATGTGGATGATACGAACAATGACCATGAAATTTGACGATTAACTTATATTTATTATAAAATAGTATTATGAAAAGATTATTAGAATCCTTTTTCCTTTTTTTGGATCAATTCGATACACCTGAAGCATCAGTTACTTTTGATATGGATAGACGCTACATTGATTCGTGGGGTGAAAGAGTGTGGATAAACACACTACGTACAGATGTTAATATCCCATCTAATTTTTTACCACTTTTTGATATGATTATAAATAAATATGGTGACGAAATATGGGAAGGATCTCAAAGTGAAGACGAATATGATGAGTATTATTATAGATTAACTATATCATTTAAAGTTGACCCAAGAGTTATGATTATGACTAGTATGATAACGGAAAATGGTGAGGAACCTGCTGGCGATTCTTATGAATTAAATGATAATGAGGAAGTAAATACGTTTTTAGATGAACACAATCTTGATTATATTGTGATTAAATATGATGGTGGTGGAGATAGTGGAGAAATTAAAAATGTTGGAGAAGGTAATGATAATGATGTATATGATTTGAGTGCGGGAATGGAAGACGTTATTTATACTTATTTAGAGAGATCATTCGGTGGTTGGGAAAATAACGAAGGTGCTAGTGGAGAAATTAAAGTAACTAAAGAGGAAATTGAAATAAACCATATTTGGAATACTAGAGATCAAGTTAAAAGTGATTTACGACTTATGGTAGAACTTAAAAATGTAAAATGAGTGATAAAATAAATAAAATAAATAAAATAATTCAAGCAATATTCATTTACCTTGAAGATATTGGTCCCTGTGAGGTATCGGTTCATTGTTATGATGAAGCGATTGAAAATGTAAGTGCATTCCAACCGGTAGTTTTATTTGATGGTCAAACCCATAATAGAAATAAAAAAGTACCTATGGTTGGTACTTTTCGTAATTTCTTTATTCAATACACTGAAGACCATATGAGGGAATTAACTAATCAACTTGATTATGATATAAATGATTATCATGAATTAGTTTTTAGAATATATCCTGAAGAAAAGAAGATACATATTAAGAGTTATTGTTATTATCGTCAATATACACAACATGAATATGAAGGGGAAACTCCCGAACATATTGTTGAAATGATGGATGAAGACCAAGTTAGTTGGTTTAGCGTTGAGTTTTGGGGTGGTGGTGATGACTTTGCTTTTCGTTATAATAATATGGATGGTGATGCTGACCCAGGTTTTGTTAAACAATTTGAAGACTATTTTGTTAAATTTTTAGATATTAAAAATGAAGGGTGGTATAGAGACCCAGGGTCTGAAGGAGAATTTCATGTTAATAGAAATACAATTGATCTTGAATTAAATGTAAAAGATGAGGAGTTTAGATCTAACGGGTTCTACAAAGAAATTAAATTGTGATATTTATAAATTATGAGTAAAAATATAATTATTGAGGAATTAGATAGGATAAAAACTTTAATGGGAATCATTACAGAAAATGAAGAAGACAAAAGTGAACCCCTAAAAATTAACTATAGTCTTACAGAAAAAGCGGTAAAGTTTAAAAGCTCACTTATTTATGTTAAAGGGATATCATATAACGATAAAATATTAATACAAAATAACCCAAAAAAAATTATCATTCTTGTTAAAGATGGTAAAGAAGTGAATATTGGTGAAAACCCATTTGTTATTAAAAATATTAATTGGGATCCATACATAATGAATAATGATGGTAGATTTAATGTTCTTATTGGTAATGACAGAACATTATCTTATCTATTAAAATATGATAAAAATGAAAATAGTTACCAAAAAACACTTAGAAATGTACTTAAAACAATCTATTCATCTAAAACAGATAGTAATGGTGAACCGATGTATGGTCAATCAGTAAAGGATGAAAATTGTAAAACAAATACGGGGGTAATACATTATAGAGGAGTTAAATATGGTGTAAATTTTTCTTTGGTATCTGATTGGTCGATATTAAATTATTTTGATACAAACTCAGAAATTATATCAAAGTTGCTTGAAATATATTCTAATAAAACAAAAACAGGTTTAGAAGGTAAAAAAGATAATTTTGAAGATTTTAAAGTTAAGTTTTTAAATTGGTTAGTTGAAAACGGTGAAGAAATTTTAGGACCTAATTCTATATATTTAGATACTTTGGAAGAATTAAATTGGAGTACGTTAGAAAGAGGTATAATTAATGAACAAAATGCTATTAATGTCCTAAAAAATATACACAATATTACAGGGCAAGGTGGGATAACAGAGTATTGTCCTGGATCAATACAAGACACTAGATATGGTAGAGATTTAAAAATTAATAGTGAAAATTTATATTACCAAATAAAACCATTAAAAGGTAGTGTTAAAGGTAGTACAATTGACGATTTTAAACATGCAGTACCAACAAGCTCCATGAAAAAATATAACCCAAGTTATGTTGATAGAATAATGTTTATTAATGAAGACGGATCTAAATATGTTATATTTGAAAATAAAGATTACGAAGTTGTGAGTAAAGGTGGGTTAACATTGTTTAAAAATGATCCATTATATAATGTTTAATTATGAAGATATTAATAAGTGAAAAACAATTACATGGATTGGTAAACCTCATCAAAGAAGATGGTGATGGTCAAATTAATGTTATGTTTGTTGGGGACAGTTTAAGTTCAGGTGTTGGTTATACTTGGAATTATCTTTTAGAAAAAGATCATCCTGAATGGGATGTGACCCATGTTGCAAAAGTAGGGATGAAAACTTCTTGGATGTTGGACAATATGTTACCAAAGTTAAGTGAAAAAAAATATGATAAAGTATTCATATGGGGTGGAGGAAACGATGCGTTTTCTCAGGACTCATTAGATAATACGGTATCAAATATACAAAATATGGTTGATGCGGTTGTTAAACAAGGAGGTCAAGCGTATGTGTTTATTGGGTATGACGCAAAATCGGTAATGTCCGACGATAAATTAAAACCAACAATATATTGTGATAAACCATGTATGTTAAAAAGTCGAGATAGAACTATTGAATTACAGGAAAAAATTACAAATAATATTAAAAGTGCCACTATAATACCTGCCGTTGTCGGGGATCCTAGTTGGACATCAGATGGTATACATCCAAATGGATCCGCTCATAAGTTATTCAGAGATCAAGTTGAAAAATATATTGTAACACCAACTAATGATAGTAACGATAATAATGATAACATGGAAACCCAAAGTATGACCCAAAGATTATTTAGTTCTATTAAAAGTATATTATCTAAAAAAGATAACATGGAAAGTAGTGCAACATCTGAGGACATTAAAACAATCCAACTTTCTTTGAATGTGATTAATAAAAGTAATTTACAAATGACTGGTCAAGTAGACGGTGAAACCTCTCAGGCAATTGAAGATTATCAAGAGACAAATGATTTAGAACAAACTGGTGAATTAAGTCCTGATACAACAGGAGGTATCATAAGTGATTTTTTATTTAAAATAACGGGTAATAGATATACTTTTGGTAAAAGTAATAAAAACTTTAACCCAATGGTAATTGAAAATCCAGGGGTTAAAGTAAATCCATACCCATCGGATATTGAATCTAAATTCAAAAACGCCGCTGGTAGTGATTATGATAGTTTTATATCTAATGTTGAATCGATTGGTTTAGATCCAAAAATAGCGATGAGACAATTATATACTGAATCCGCATTTAAGCCTGATGTTATGTCCTGTAAGAAAAACTCAACTGCGGGAGCCAAAGGTATTGCTCAGTTTATGCCGGGGACTTGGCCCACTTATGGTGGTGGTGGAGATCCTTGTAATATTAGTGATTCATTAAAGGCTTATGTTAAATTTATGAAAGTATTAATAAATAGATTTCCGGGTAGAATAGATCTTGCAATTGCAGGATACAATAGCGGTCCTAATAAAACGGCATATGCTGACGCATTAAAAAACAAAACACCATTTACCGAACTTAAAGGTGTAATACCTAATGAGGCTTATAACTACGCATCTTCAATACTTCAACCGTAATGATAATTAGCGAATCAAATATTGATGATATGAAATATGAGGTTGAACAATCCATTGAGGAGTTCGGTCTGATTGAAACATTAAATAGATATAAATTTCCGATTAAGTTGGCAAACATAATGTTCCAACTTACAAGACCATTTACTAATGAAGAGTGTAATGAGATATTAAGTTATTATATTTTTGAAAAGAAAGTATTACCAAAAACTTATGAAGATAATAATGTTATTGTTGAGGTTTATAGGGATAATATGGCTGGATCTTGGCGTTTTTTTATAGAATTTAAAAAAACCAAAGAGTCCATGGCTGGTTATGGAACTATGTTTTGGGATGGTGGTGATACATTACCTATAAATGTGGACATATATGGTAATGAGATTCGTAACTATGATACGGATGTGGAATTATTTTATGACGTTGATATTAAGTTTCCATTTCGTAAGATATCTGAATTGTTCGAATGGTTTAATTCATATTATTATGATACGATTATAGATACCTGTACTGATTGGTTAGAAGAATGTAGACTGGAAATGTTTGAATGGTTATCCGAAAATGATCCTGACTATATTGACTAATTAAATCAAATCCCATATAATTTAAATATGGGAAATAACAACAATAATGCTGGTGGTGGAATGGGTTTAGGAACCATTCTATTTTTAATATTTTTAGTCCTAAAACTTACAAATTATATTGATTGGTCTTGGTGGTGGGTAAGTGCCCCTTTATGGATTACCGCAATTTTATATGTTGTTATTGTGACAGTACTTGTTGGATTTATTCAAAAAAATAGAGGGAGACGAAAAAAATGAAATTGAGAGGATATCTTAAAGAATTACCTGATGGTAAATTTGTTGTTAGACACGCAGATCTAAACAAGGTTAAACCTATATTTATTGACGTACCACTTCATCCATCAATGATGAATAATACTGATTTGGAACATGGTAAAGAAATTGAATTCATTGTAAAACAAATCGCAATAGGTGAGGATGAGTTTAGTGTTGTGGATTGTGATGTGGCATTACTTGTGTATGATGAGATACCACAAGATACCTCAATACTTGATCAGATAGTTGAGAATTACCCTGACGATGAAATACTAAAGGCAGATGGTCTTGATGGTGGAATCATAGGGATTGAGGAGAATAGTATGAAATTAGTTTATTCCAAATCAAAAGTGATTGAAATACTAATGAGTGAAGATATGACTGAGGAGGATGCTCTTGAACATTATTATTATAATATTGTTGGGGCTTATGTGGGTGAGAAAACGCCAATTTTTGTTGAAGATACTTATATTTAATATTATGGACAAAACACCAGTAGATAGCCTTATTAAATTCATTCAGGGGGAAAACCCAACTAATGAACAAATTATTGAGAAATTAAATAATTTAAGATCCATTGAAGGACATATGGTCAATAGGGAGTATATGACAGGATTTTATGATAAAGAAAGTAGTAGAAGGCAAAATAATAATTACTATAAAGATAAATATAGACCAAATTGGTTTACAACCATATCAAAAATATAAAACACAAATGAAAAAAATTTTAATTATCTCCATTGCGTTGTTAACAATAGTATGTTCTTGTAAAACATCTAAAAATGCCGATTGCGATGCCTATAGTCAAAACGTATTGAAAGATTCGACTATTACATATTTTTAAGTACGGATTCAATAATACCGATACTGGTTTTATCCTGTACGGTTTTATTAACTTTGGATTTCAAATAACGAAGACTATCCTCAAGCTCTTGACGTTTACTTTTAGGTTCAACAACTTCAAATTCAACATCAATAGTTGATCCGTTATCAACTGTAGGATTAACAATTGATTTACCTTCCGACTTAGCATCAGAGAAGATAAATTTAACTGCAGACTTTGACTTTTCAACACTGATAGACTGAATAAGAGTAATCAAAAATACGATCACCTTACCTAACATAGTCAATACCCCAACGACGATGTTGTACAACACGTCAATAACTTTCATCACAATATCTTTAATTTTCATATTTTTCATACTTCAAAGATAATGAAAACATTTGACTTTGCAAAATAAAAGAACTATCAATAGGCAAAATGTTTTTTGATTTAACTGGTATTTATCATTATATGTCGGAGGAACACAAATTATCGCCATTTTTTAAAAGAAGGATTGATCATCATAAATTTGAAAAAATGATGAGGCAAGGAATTTCTTATATGTATTTTGAATCAACAAATGTTGAACAATTTAAATATAAGTTAGTTAAGGCAACATTAGAGAATTATATACATTACAAATACAATATTGATATAGAAGAATTACCACAGGATGATGTGGATAATTTTATTAATTATATGATTGAGACTTATGAACCTGTACTTAAGATGTATTATTATAATGAAAGAAAAAGTAGAGGTGGGATTAACGAAAATTATAGTCCTGCGGGTAAAGAAATAACACCAAACAAAATTGTTATACATAAATCTAATCCTAAAGTCAGGGATAAGATTATGGAACAAGGGTTGAAGGTAAGGGCTGGAGAATGTTATAAAACTTATGTTGGTTATGGTGAGAAGTGTATACCCGCAATCTTTGCCACTAACTCAACAAATAAAAGGGCATCGTTTGATTCTACATACGATGACGATGTATGGGAAATTGACACTGAAATGATACCTGATGTTAAGTGGTACAAAGATAAACACTACGAATCAAGATCAAAACATATGGTAACATTTGAAAACATACCTGCAAATGCAATAACATTAAAACATGAAGGTACAGGTAAGGATTGGGGATTAATGGAGTCAGATAAAGATAAACTAAGTAAAGAAACAATGACGGAGACGTTTCAAGACATCGTTGAGGAAACGTTAGAAGAAATTAAACATGGTTGTGAAGAAATAGATGCGGATACTTTCCCCCTTTGGTTGTCGTTTGATGCTTGTGATGTTGTTGATAGTATAGATAAAATAAGTATTGTAAATATTGAAAGAAAAAAAGGTATGAGTAGAATTCCTATGTTTGAAGTTGATGTTAATTTAACTTTTAATAGTATATCAGCTTGGATTGATTATGATGATTTTATGTATTTTATTGCCGATAGAATAATTGGTAAATGGAAGATACGTCTTATTTTTAATATTAAAGAACAGGAGAATAGTAATAAACGAGAAATGTGGGAATACGCAAGGACATTAAAGAATGCAAGAACACAGGGATCCAAATTAAGATTTCCTAAATCTGCAGTTAAAGCAAATCCAATGAGGTTTAGACCGTACAACAGATGAAAGAGTTAATTAGAAAAATATTAAAAGAAGATAGAGTGAACCCAATAAAAAAGTTCTTCTTTGACCATTGGGATGAAATGAAATCCGAAGGGGAATACCCAACAATGGATTATAGTTTAATTAGTAAACTTGGATTTAGAAAAAAATCAATAGAGATACACGATTACTATCTTGAATATATAGGTGGTGAAAGTGTTGGGGAAGAAAAATTATTAGATTTTTTGTCAAATCAAACATTTGATTCTAGTGAACTAAATTTCAGAAGAGGCTACGATGATGAAGAATTAAAATTTACATTTAAGTTAAGTAATGTTCGTATTACTATTGATAGAGATGAGGACAAAAACATTGAGGCGGATGCGGATATACTTGAGGGTTATATTGATATGACAGAGTATAATGATATAGAAGATGAGTACTACCAAAAAAGGTATGACATTTCAAGGGGCAATAACGAAATAGATGATATGTCCTCTTATTTTGACGTTCAGGATGAACTTAGAACAATAATTCAATCATTTATTATTGATTTTACAATAAAATATGGTACAGAAATTACCGAAGCTGAGGTTGCGTTATTAAAATAATTTGTATATTTGTATTATTAATTATGAATACTAATATACAAACATACGGAAAAGATGAAAACTATTGAGATTACAATTCAAGAGATATGGGCAGCAACAAGACATACTGTTCAGAAGAGTAAGAAATCTTACACTCGTAAGAGAAAACATAAGAATGTGGATTAATTCCATTGACCTGAGAAACTACGTCTCAGGTTTTGTTTTTATGTGATATTTATATTTTATATGAGATATCTAATCAGAAGAATATTAATGGAGGAAGAAAAGGTTAATCCTGTAAAGAAATATTTCTTTGATCTTTGGGATGAACAGAAATCTTTAGGGGAGATACCAAGATATGATCATAAGATGGTAAAGAGACTTGGTTTTCGTGGTAAAGCAAATGATATAATGGGTTACTATAGAGAATATGTGGGTAATGTTTATGACCTGAGAAAAGAGTTTGAAAGGTATCTAACCAGTAGAAAAGAATTTACCACAGATGATATGGAAGATTTAGGTATTCATACAGGTGGGTATGATTTTTCATTTAAACTTCCATATGTTTTTGTAAGGGAAGAAGATGAAAAAGTTGAAATATTTGTTGATTTTAATATTACTCACGGTAATGTTACTTTAATGACAAATGGTGAGGAATATGATTTAACTGATCACGACTCAATAGATGAGGATCTTTGGTGGGAACTTGATATGGAGATAAGAGATATGGTTGGGGATTTTGTTATAGTTACCGCACATTCATTTGGAATAGAGTTTGATGACATACATCTTCAATGGGGTTAAGCGTACCAATTAGTGGAGGTTAGATCGTTAGTTAATGGATTAATAACAATCATACAATTTGCCGGTAGTAAAGAACTAAATGTCCCACGAAACATATATGTTAATTCATCACACCATATCTTATCCATATGGCATCTAGCAATAAGATCAATTGTTAATATATAATCTGTTACATGAACTGACATATGAAAATTAGAAAATTCATCTGACCTACTACATCTACCTTCATATCTTACCGTTGGTTTATTAAGTTTTTCAAGATTAATTGACCTAACATGGGATATTGATCCATTACTCATTTCGTATAAGAAATCTTGGAATAAATTAAATCGTTTTTCAAGGTTCATAAATACAAATATAGTAACCACGTATAACTTAATCAAACACTATTCTGTTAAAACAATTTTTATATATATTTATACTATATGAAAGACCGTTTTAATCCATTTATAGTTAGAAGACTGAAACAAATTGATGACCTTATTGATGAGGTTTACAATGAAGTGACACCTTGTGATTATGATGAAGATAAGTTTTATATATACTTCAGGGAGATTACTAATTGGGCGATAGAAAACTTTGTTAATAGTAACGATATTGAGGATGATAATATTGCAATTGATTTACATCATTTCATAAGAGAAAGATACTTTGATGAGTTTTTAGATTACTTTGATAATGCACAATTAAGTTGTAATGAATCTTTAAATGAATCTGAGGATTTAGGTGATTTTAATTATAATAATAACGAAGAAAACAAATTGAATACAGATGTTAAACCATCAGATTTAAAAAAGATTGAATTTATTGCCGATTATATTGAGGGGGTAAGTGGTGAGCATTTAAATACATCAAATTATAAACCTTGTTTTGTTTCCGTTCAAGCGGGTAAAAATAAATTTTATATAGTTATAATTGTCACTGATAAAAAATATACTATGGATAAATACGAATCATTTCTTGAGAAAAAATTATGGAAGACATTTAAAGGGATGGATATTTTTGTTTTTACGATTGATGACAATGATGATAGTGTTCGTAAAAGTTGTGAGGATCATTATAACCATATAAGTAAACTTCCTAATACAATTACTATTGAATTTTAAAAAATGAGAGATCTAATTAAAAAAATATTAAAAGAAGAAGACAAAAGACGAAGATACATCAAATCTACGGATAGTCTTAGAAAAGTTATTACATTATTTCTTGATGATTTGATTGACGATGGTAATAGAAAAATAGGTAAAAAATCTCGTAACTATGGTAATCTTCGTGAGGATTGGTGTGTTAATGGTAAAGAACTTATTACTGCAATATATTATTTTGAAGAAGATAAATTTGAAGGAGGTACTTTATTAGTGTCAAAAAATTTAGTGGAAAAGATAATGAAGACCTTCAACACAAGAAAAAACTTTGTGATGAGTATAATTGAGGAATGGTATGAGGATTTAATGGTACCAAAATTTGAACAGATAGTTGGTGAAACAGGTTTTTATTTTGATGATGTCGATACTTTTGATAAAGACCACGATTGTATTCCTGAATCTGTTAAACCTGAAAATATTAGTGATGAGGAAATGATTGAGTTTATTGTTATTAATACTCTTTATCGTAGAGATGAGGTCATTAATAAAATTGAAACGGGAGAAAGAGATCTTGAAGATTTTTATTTGGATATTGTTGATACTGCCAAAAGAAGTGAAAGATACTAGTAAAGTTGATTATTAAATTGTTAAGTGATATGTAACGTTTTAATATAAATAATAAATAAAAACATAAGACAATGAATCGGTGGGTTATAAGATTTTATAAGAAATATTTGGATCACTGTATTAAAATACTATTGATACTTATCTCTGTGATATACCCATTTATATTATTATCCGTCGAGGGAGAATTAAAATCATTATCACAATACTGGAACACCCCACTACAACCATTATTTATAGTTGCCAACGTAATGACAGCATATATCTTTTTATCTATAGAGAATTGGAAAATACCATCCTTTTTATTAGTATTAGTAACCGCATTCTCCACCAAATTATATCCCAACACACATAACGTATTAGCGGTTTTATTTTTTGTGTCCTGTCTATACCCTTTATTCAAGAGTAAACGACTTAAATTCTATGGGTATTTATACCTGGCATCACCCATCATAGGGTTATTGTTCGGGTTGTTATATCTCGAAATCTATAATATAATCATATTATGTTCTTATCACTTACATATGTTAATACATATACTGCACACGCACTACCAAAAGGATAAGATAGAGAATAATTTATAAATCCACCATCATTTGTTCACATAGATTTAACGTTTTGGTAATGCCATTTTGAGTACCAATAAGATAGTTATATGTATGGAACTATCAAAACTTTTAACCATAGTAATTCCGTGTAAAAATGAATTAAAGACAATAGATATTGCTTTAACTTTATTAAACTTCCAAGACAACATAGACAATGTGGAAGTGATCATCGCTGACTCATCAGATGACGGAACAACATATCAATTGGAGAATAGAAATCAGGATAAATTTAATTTAAAAGTAATAGAGGGGGGATTACCAGCCAAAGCGAGAAACAACGGAGCATGGATGGTAAAAACCCCTTTTATATTATTTATGGATTCGGATATGTTTATATTGGATTCGAGCTTACTAAAAGAAGCAACAAACGAGATGATATCACATCAGATGGATCTGATAACCACAAAGATACGAACCACAAGTGGGAAATACAATTATGTGTTTAAAACGTTCGATGTAATACAAAGAGCATCAAAATTATTCTCACCATTCTGTTTAGGGGGATTCATGTTGTTTAGAAGAGATACATTCGATAAACTGGGGGGATTTGACGAACATGTCCAAGTATCTGAGGACTATCTATTATCGAAACAAGTAAAATCCAAAAAATTTAAGATATTAAATAAAACAATATTCACACTACCAAGAAGATTCGACAACAAGGGGTTAGTATATATGATTAGACTAATGATTAGATCATATTTCAACAGGAACAATAAAGAGTTCTTCTCAAACGATAATACCTATTGGAAATGAAAAGGTGGAGAACAATTATAATGAGTGATTTACATTTGGGATCAAGACAATCACAAACCAAGAAGATACTAAAATTTTTAGAAGAGAATGAATCGGATATATTAATCCTTAATGGGGATATTATTGATGGATGGGCAATGAAATCAAAGGGCAAGTGGAATAAGGAATGTTCCAAAGTGTTCAGACGGTTTATGAAAAGAAGTGAACAGGGAACAAAGGTTATATACATAAGGGGAAACCACGACGATTTTTTAAAACCATTCGTTCCCTTTAAGATGAATAACATGGAGATGGTTAGAAAGTATGTTCATCAAGGATTGGATGGAAGAAAGTATTTTTGTTTTCACGGGGATGTATTAGATTTTATTATAATGAAGGTAAGATGGTTGGCGGTAATTGGTGGATGGAGTTATGATTTTGTTATAAGATTAAATACGATGTATAATTACATTAGACAAAAGTTTAATCTACCCTATCATTCACTGGCGAATGTAATTAAACAATCTGTAAAGGGGGCGATTAATTTTGTATCTGATTTCGAGGATAACGCAAAGAAACTAACAATACAAAAAGGATATGATGTTGCGGTGTGCGGACATATACACCAACCTAAGTTAGATAATGACTATATGAACTCAGGTGACTTCTGTGAGAACTCTACGTGTCTTGTGGAGGATTATGATGGAAAGTGGCATATAATTAATGTGGGGTGATATAACTATATTTGATTGATTCCAATTATCAATATATTTATTAATATGAACCTACAAGAATCCATAAGAAGAATATTAAGGGAACCGGTTAATGAATCAACATTCTTTCGTAGAAGAGTTGATATGAATTCAATAGATAAAAAATTCTTTGAAAATTTAAATAAAGTTACCGATACATATTTAAGAAAACATAATAATGGAGGATATTGTAGTTTTAATGTGTTTAGAACTACTGTTATATCATATCTTATTGATGATTATCGTGATAATTTATCTGATGAAGATTATGATAATTTTCCATATGATGAGGTTTATGATTTTCTTTTAAAACATTTTTATGACAAGATTAAAAATAGATATGTTGAGGCGTTTGGTGGAGACATTAATGAATCTATAAGAAAAATATTAAGGGAAGAGAATAGTCTTATACCAATGATTCGACGCAGAGTCCCGCACGATGATTTAGAGAGAGAATTTAAAGAATCTTTAGATATGTCATCAAATATGTTACTTAATTTAAATAGAAATGATGGGGGTATCATGGACTTAAAAAGATTTATAGATGTGACAACTTCAGTGTTAATGGATGGGATCCATTATGAAATATATAGCACCATGCCACTTGAATCTCAATGGTATGATGAGGTTATAGAAAGTTTAAAAAAACACTATAAACACAGAATTGAGGTGAGATATGATCAATTAACAAGTGGCGAAAGATGGATGTGATAAATAAAGAGTATATATCTTAGATATAGAATAATTAGGATCCTCCATTGATTAAGTGGGGGATTTTTATTATATTTGTGCTATGGATAAGAAATTAAAATTATCATATGAAGAAAGAATCCAATGGTTCATAAATAAATATTATGAGTCAGGTATGGAGTACGAAGGATTATTGGTATCAATGAAAGATACGGACTTAGATTCCTTTCAATGGTATGATGAAACAATATCTATTCCAAAATACAGTGATGTTACGTTATATTCAGAAATTGAGTATCTAATCATAATGTGGCGTAATGATGGAACAAAAACTGCGGGACATCTAACAAGAGAGATTATGAAACTAATAAATGAGTAAAATGAAAAAAGAAAGTCATAATGATTTAATAAATAAATTATTAGAGAAAGAAAATAATATTGGTAAGGTTGTCAATAGGTTTTTAAAAATGAGACTTAAACGAAGGATCAAGAAATTCACGGGAATTAAAATAAAATAAAAATAAAAGTTATGGAAGAGATATTAAAAGAATTTGGAGAAGTAGGGGCACCTAGTATGTATGAGATTACTACATTAGTGTATGAGTCAAAATACGGATCAGATGAAACTGATTCTGAAAAATAAGTGTGGGAATGACATCGGTTTCTATAGCAATTGGGATTGTATCCGTTATATTTGTTTTAATGGTCATACTGTTAATAATTGGTGATAACCACAAATAGTATGAAGATTTTAAAAATAGAGGATTATAATTATTCAATAGTTTATGTTGAAGACAAAAAAAAATTTGTTGTTTATAAAAGATTCGTTGATGGTAATTGGATGCGATTAAATAGAAATACGTGGACGGTTGTCGCAAACATAGATCAATTAGAAAAATTATTTAAAGAAAAAAAATATGACTAACGAAGAACTAGAAAACGTGCCACAGATGATATCTGCGAAAATGGCAGCTCAACAAGAACTAATCAATGTCCTCATGAATCAGGTAATGGACCTATCGATGATGTCTAAAATAGAATTAGGTGACGATGTAATTGCTGAAATTAAACGATTGAATTTGTTATTGCAATGAAGAAAAAAATGCTTATAGTGGATGACGAAGAAGACATCTTAATATTCTTATCATATCACTTTAATAAAAACGGATTCACTGTAACCACAGCACCTGATGGGATCATAGGATTATCGAAATTTGAAAAAGATTCCTTTGATATTGTTATAACAGATATCCGTATGCCAAATATGGATGGTATAGAAATGTGTGGTGAGATAAAAAAACAAGATACCACAACACCAATCATATTCTTAACGGCAGTTACGGATGATTATAAAATATTGCATGCAATGAGAACAGGGGCGTCCCAGTTTGTTGATAAACCAATCAAACTAGATGAACTAACAGATATCGTTAACAGTTTAATTAATTAAAATTTGGTTTAATAAGAACTATTAAGTAATATGGTAAATTTTGACAATTTGAATGTTGGTGATCCTGTAAGTTTTACATCCAAGAAGTTTAATTATAAAGATAGTGATAAGATATGGTTTGTTCTCGAAAAAACCATTAACTATATAAGGTTGGAAGCGGATGATAGTTCCCTGATTGAACTTTCACCACTAAGAGGAAAACATAATGTGATGATACCATCTAAACATTGGGGTGACGTTAAAATAGATTATTTGTAATTAAAATTTGGATTAATAAGAACTAAGTAGTATCTTTGTAATATGGAAAATTTAGAATATTGGTTTTGTAAAATAGGTCCTATTGACAGAAGTAAAGTGCCTTTTGGTGGTGACGGTCCATTGAGAGATGCCGTTGAAAATAAGTTTATTGATATGTTTGGAGAACAAGCGAAAACCTGTGGTAGTGGTTGGGGTTTAAAACCAGAAATGAAATCAAGGTTAGACATTATTTCTTTACTACATATTACAGATCCAAGTGGGGAAATATTAAAACAAATTGATGAAATCTTGAGTAAACGACCAAAGAATTAAAATATGGTCAGGTGGCGTATCACTGATGAAAATCATAAGTACACACCAATGGTTGGTCAGGTGGCGAAAACTGTTGGTGCCAGAGTATAAAACAAAGGGCAGAGCACAAAACACTGAACATGGGAGAGGCTGAGGAACTTCCATTACTTACAGGTTCGATTCCTGTCCTGACTACAAAACACATAAACTCAAGTACCCATACCGCTGACGGTGGGCTAAGTAAGATACAATTTCGTACTGCGGGAAGTAGAATGCTTGAGAGTGTGTTTTAAATATAGTCAGGTAAGTGTAATTGGTTAACACGTGGCGGTCTTTTATTCGTCATTATGCAGGTTCGAATCCTGTCCTGACTACTAACTTAAAATAAAAATTATGACTAGATTTAGAGTACATTTTATTAGCGATTCCGGAATAAAACAAATAATTGTTTCATGTAGATGTGAATCAGATGCTAGAGAAATCGTTAGAAGAAGGGGGAATGTTGTGGTTCAAGTGGAACACCTTTAATAGAACACCTAAATAAATATGAAAGGGAAATTAGTTAAACAAGAAAATAATATAAACTAAACGTATTCACTATGAAATTAAAAATAGACGAAAAGGATTATAATGAGATAATTGAGATTATTAATACTATCAAAAAGAGTAGAAAGGATCTTAATGATTTACGGGAGTATGCTTTAAAACGATGGGGCATACGATTTTGGATCAATGAAGATTTCCAAAGTAGTGAACATGCTTATTTTATGGAAACCATTAGTGCATCCATACATTATGACACATATACATACGGGTCATTAATTCATTTAAATTAAATACACTATGAACAGGATTGTCGGTAATATTTGTGGTAATGGTAAATTTATTAATAATTGGAGACGACTTTAGATAATATGAAGATTTTAAAACTGGAAGTATAAAGATGTCCTAAGAGAATTCCTATCCACCATAACTAAATTCTAACTAGATCCTCCACTAACAATGGGGGATTTTTTATTTTTACATATATTTATTACATATGAACCTACAAGAAAACATACAAAGAATACAATCAATGATGGGGAATAAAAAAGATTCTCCCGTTAAGGTTTTTAATTATAAAAACTACACGCTTATTCTGTCTAAAAATCCCTGTGATATATTTACACATTTTAATGTAGAAGATTTACACGGACTAAACTATAAAAAATGTTTAAGATATAAAAATACAAAAGAAAGTGCGTATATTGCGGGACTAACAAATAAAACACCAAAAACAGAAAAAGATTTTTTATATTTAAACTTAAATAGATTAGGTAAAGATAAAGAAAAGATGGGACTAATTATGCATGAGACAATGCATTTATCATTAGAGTTACACAAACACGATATTATTAAAAAAGAAGAAGAAATAATAACTTGGGCAGAAAAAGAGGCTTATAAAATTTATGATATAATAAAAAAATTATGAACCTACAGGAATCCATACAGAGAATTAAATCAATGATGGGTCTTCTTAATGAAAATAAGAAAACATCGGATTATAAAGGAACAAATAGAATTGTTTTAATTGGACCACCAACTGTTGGTAAATCTACCGTATCAGAAGAACTTGCAAATCAACTAGGGATTGAATATGTGAAATTAGATAAAATGCAAGAAAAGTTTGGGTATGCTAAAGAAAAAGAATTTGAATTGGTTAAACACGTATTATCCCCTGATTTTAAAAAATATAATACGTCATCAATAATGGATTTTGGTGGAGGTCACGCACACAACCAAGGGGTAAAAGAACTATTAAATAACTACCCAAATGTGTTTTTATTAATGCCATCACAAGATTCTGATAAATCAGAAGAACTGTTAATAAAAACTAATGTAGAAAGATGGGGAGGATTTATGGACCAAATGGTTCAAGGGCTTAAAAGTGGAAAACACAAACATTCAAAAGAAAAAGAAAAAGAACTTATTGATAAATTAGAGAGAATGAAAAAAGGTGAGGGTGGAAAATTTGATAAAAAAGATTTACCTGATGTAGAAGAAATGAAAGGGTGGGGCGGATTAAATATGGCTAAAGATTGGAATAAAATTGCCCCATTATCTAAAGAAGAAGATGTTAATAACAGAGATATATCGAAACATATTATAAATGTTTACGATAAAAATGGTGAAAGAAGAAATAAAACTGACATTGCGAAAGACATAATTAATTTATTAGTATGAACCTACAAGAAAACATACAAAGAATACAATCAATGATGGGGGTAATTAATGAATCATCGGAAACAACTGATGATGTTGTAGGAAAGGAATTTTGGTTTGAGTATCATTGTTTTGAGAGTCCTAAATCTTGTGATGCGGAATTATGGTATAGGACACACAATAAAGTTTTAGTTTTGAGTATTGTAGAACATGGTTGTTTGGATACAAAATTAGAAAGACTTTTAGAAGGATGTCCAAGAGTATATAGAGTGGTTTTTGAAGATGGGTTTGAGTATGTTGTTTTTGAAGACGAGTTAATGGAATCAAAAAAAGAGTTTGAAAGACCTGACGCACCAAAAAGAAATCAACAAGAACAAATATCAAGAATACAAGATAAAGATTAAATCAATCCTCCACTAACAATGGGGGATTTTTTATTTAAAGGATAATAGTGTTATATGTAAAAACATACAATTACATTTTGTGGTATGATGAACCCTAAAATTTGGGGTCTATCTTACATAGAAATGGGATAATCGGAGATAAGTCTTTCATAGTTCCTACTAACGCCAACCAGATCATAGTCATCTAAACATCTCCAAGAGTTAGAAGATAATATTCGATTAAATCCAATCTCAGACTCTCTTTTATAATATTCGAGGGATTCGTCATCAATGATAAGAAACTTCGTGTAACCCTCTGATTTACGTTTAATAACATATCCCGCACGATCATCAGGATCACCAAAAGATAGATCATTAACGATTATACCTCTACTAACCAAGAAGTCCTTAAATTCATTACCATCCTTAGATCCGTTCCAGTAAGATCGACCCCAAGTAGAAACAATACATATATCAGAATTAAACATGGTAATAATACTATTAAGTACTTCAACAGACTTAGGTATAAAAGAATGTTTACCATCAGGATCCCTGTCCTTTAGTTTAAGGTAACTAACAAGTACACCATCAATATCAAGATATATAACAAAAGGTTTATCCATAAGGTAAAGATAGTAATAATAAATGATATATGTATTAGAGTATAGGATTAAATCATTCATTCCATCCTCCCGTTCGTAAACTCACTACGGATCTTCATTCATAATTTTATCCAATACTCTTATGTAATATTTTAATAGGATAATCGGAATATATCCGTTTATCTATAATGTTGTTTACGGTAAACTACTTAGTGTAAACTAATATAATCCCCCACTTACAATGGGAACCCCATTTATAAGTAGACAATAAGTAAACAGATTAGTAATTAGTTATGGTGTTCATTTTAAATGAATGTTCAGTTACACTGAACAAGGAGAAATAATGAACAGATGAGGTAATTGTTTAGTATGTAGATGAAAGGGACAATGAGTCTTATAAGGGAAATAACCCTACGGGTTTGTGTAGTATAAGAAACATTATGTCCCATTAATTACCACCCATTTACTTCCTATATAAGTTGTCTATTATTACGGGGTCAAAGGTTGAAAAGGTACCTAAAGGTTCGTTGAAGTTATCTACTTAGTTATCTATTAGTGATCTACTAACGTCCTAAAGGACTGTACCCGCACTATGGGACATTACTATATAGTTTTCGCTGGAGAATGTGTATACCTAAAAAAGTGGTCTTGTAGGGGTCAAGAAAGGGGATTTATTCACTCTCACTATATCAACAGGACTATTATCGGTGGGAAGAAGTGGTAACTTAATACTATGGTAATGGTGGGAGAAAGTGGTAAAAGCACTGTGTAGTAACGCGAACGTGACTGACATTTTGACAAAAACAAGTTTTTTAACATATTTATTTATTAACAATTCCCCCCTATGATAGAGATATTAGAAGTTTTCAACAGAGTTATTAACAAAAGTGGTAGTACCATAACCCTGACATATTGTCACCATAACTTTTCTGGCACGTGTACATACCAAGAAGTTACCACTAAAGGATTAAATAAACCTATCAAACAGAGTTTCTTGGTACTGACTTCAACGGACATGGGAGATGTGATAGAGTACATACACAAAAAATCCCCACTATCAAGTGAGGATCTTTCATCTATAAATAAACTAATCAGGGATCATTCATTATCTGTTGTTGATAACTATTTAAATGATCCACGTTAGATTGGGGGTTAAAGGTCTCTATCTGTAATGACATGATTACGGATCCAAGTTGCCAACTTAGAGTCGGGGAACTTAGATATGATAAAGACACATACTATGAGTGAGGTTACAATTGTTACAGATGTAACAAAAAACCATAGGAAGATATTAATTAACGTCTCCATCACCAATTACAATTTCAGTTTCATCTCTATGAATAAACGAGGGGGTAAAACTATGTGCCCAACTAACAATAGACATTCCAAATATGAATGTCCCCAATACAACCAATACTTCTATACTACTTTTCATATTACAAATGTAAACAAATTAAACATGGGGGACAAGTGTGATCGTCAAATAATTATGAATCCCTTATTTTTTTTATATAGCGTGTTGGAGTCTACGCTCCAAGGGGATTATACTTTCCCCCAACCCGTTTCGGACTTAACCACCAACATAACAAAGGTATGGATAATTTTCGACATAACCTAATATTTATATGAGTATGTTAACAAGAAAACAAGAACAGGGAATAAGAATATTGGAGAGTATAGTCCAATCAGAATATCCATTCGTGGTGTCACTTAAAGTATCTGATACACCCTTAGATATATACCCCTCAATGTTGTCGGTTGAATTAGAGATAGATCCGATCACACTAAGTAATCTATATGATCTCCCCTTTGATGATAGGTTTAAAAGTGATATCACATGGGAGTGGTATGCAGGCAAAGGAAGTGATCTATCTTACCTTGTTCACCTGTTCCCTGAAGAGTACCATGAAGAGTTCGGTTGGAAATACAACAATAAGATGGAAGACTTCATGTCACAAGCCTACACACAACTACCATCTACCATGAGAGTGAATTCATATAACACAACACCTGAAGATCAGATCCCTGATTGGGCGTTGAGATATAAGTCAGGTCACCCACGTAAGATTAATATAGATAAATTCCGTATAGTAGGTGATAGTAAGAGACCCACAAGATTTAAGGACTGAAGTGTAACACAGGTCTATGACATGGTGTCATGTTAATAACTTCCCATAACTAAAGTTATCCACCCCCCATTGTTAATAACTTTATATATGACAAGGGGATCCTGGCATACCCCCTCCCACCTGGGGGTATTGCCATATGTACCCCTCCCCCCCTCCGTATCCCCCCCATATATGACATTTTGACAGGTAGAAAGGGGGTTC